GGAACAGGGGGAACGGCATCGAGCGCACGGGCGAAGAGAATCCTGAACGCCTACTATCGGGACAGTAATTCCCTTGACCATCCCGTGGGAATTCTGAATCAGCGGCAGTACAACGCCATTACCCAGAAGTCCCTTGCGGGAATCCCTGACAGGCTTTTCTATGATCCGACCTACCCCATAGGGACGATCTACGTGTGGAAGGTGCCGGATGGGGCAGGCTACACGATGTATATCGAGAGCACGAAAGAGCTTCACGACACTCTTGCGCTTGCAGACGAAATCAGTCTCGACGGTGAGTACGAAGCGGCGATTGTGGCAAATCTCAGGAATATGCTTGCCGGAGCCTACGGGGTGCAGATCACCAATTACATGGTCTCTGAAGCCGACGATCTGAAGCGGACGATCAAGAATCTGAACTTGGCAAACCGGCTGGAGGAAATGGACATGCCTGCCGGTGTAATCACTTCAACCCGTTCATGGTCTATCAACGAAGGTCCATAGATGCAACTGCCGTTCATCTCGACAGACGTATTTGAGGGACACTTTCCCGTTAATTGGTACTTCCAGAAACAGGGCTTCAACGGGAGACCTGCGCTCCTGGGAACCCCTGGACTTCTTCTGTGGTGCGATACGGGGAATTCCCATGAAGTGCGCGGGATGTTCAAGCTGAATTCCTCATTTGCCTATTCCGTGGTTGGCAACAAGGTGTTCCGTCACACCATCGGCGCCACAAAAGAAGAATGCACCGGAGTCCTTCTGTCTTCCAGCGGCATCGTCCAGATGGCGACGAACGGAACCTACATGATGATTATTGACGGGGATGCAGGTTACTATGTATCCGGCACGACCGTCACCCAAATCACGGACACTGATTTTCCGACCCCATCCTCTCTTACCTACCAGGACGGCTATTTCATCGTCACATCAGCAGACACAGGCAGGTTTTACATTTCAGCACTGAATGACCCCTCCTCATGGAACGCGCTGGATTACACAAGCGCAGAGGGACTTCCCGACAAAGCCGTGAGAGCGTTCATGCTCCATAGGGAGATGATTGTCTTTGGGGAAGAATCTACCGAACCCTTCCAGAATACGGGGGCCTCCGATTTCCCGTTTGCCAGGATCAACGGGATTTTCATAGAGACCGGACTTGGTGCGGTCAATGCTGTCTGCAAGATGGATAACACGGCGTTCTGGATGGCAGAGGATTTCACAATCAGGAGAATGAGTAATGACACTCCGGTTATCATATCCCCTGAAGTCCTGAACGCGCTCATTTCGGGATACGAGAGAAAAGACGACATTTTTGCCTATGCCTACAAGGATCGCGGCAACGCTTTTGCGGTTTTTACCTCCCCGTCAGAAAACAAGACTTGGGTTTATAACGCAGCCACAAACGCCTTTCATCAATGGTCATCCGGTTTGTATGAAGGACGGCACAGGTCGAACTGCCACATGTTCTTTGCAGGGAAGAACCTCGTTGGGGATTACCTGAACGGGAAGATTTACGAGATTTCCGGCACGACCTACACGGAGGACGGAGAGACAATCAGGAGGAAAAGAATATCTCCTCCTCTCTTCGACCCGGACGGACGCAAGCAAATTGTTTATCACTCGGTTGAAATCGAGTTCAAGCCGGGCGTGGGCCTCGCTACGGGCCAGGGCTCGGACCCACAAGCCATGCTTCGGTATTCGGATGACAACTGCAAGACGTGGAGCAACGAGAAGTGGCGGTCTATCGGCAAGATCGGGAAACACAAAGACCGTGCAATATGGCACATGCTTGGAAGCTCCAGAATAAGAAACTATGAGGTTTCCATCACCGACCCCGTTGAACCCGTGATCGTGAACGCCTATGGCGAAATCACGAAGAGCCTGAGTTGATGCGATGGCAAGATTCCCTTCTGCGCCCATAGGCCATATGCCATTAGAGAAAGGGATTTTCTCTAAGGTATGGTCGAGATGGTTCTCTAAGTTGGGGGACTCGATAGGGGAAATAGAGGAGGAGCAGGGGCTTGAACTCTTCACTCCTTCCCGCTCGGCAGATATTGAACGGAGAATTGCGGAGCTGGAAGCAAGACTTGAATCGCTGCCCACCCCGAAGGATTGGGGAGGGAATATTCGCAATCTTGAGGCTATGCTTGCGTCAGAGGCTTTCAAGGAACGCCCGGCCGTAAAACCCGAACCGAGATCAAGTTATCTCACGATAGCGGACGGAACGGACGCCGATACCTTGAAATGCACGCTTACATCGGTATGGAACGGGGCGATTATAGCCGAAACGGACAATGTTGCCAAGAACGCGACAACCGGGACTTACTGGACGCTCAATGCAGGGGGAACGCGGCTAACGATTGAACTCGGCAACGTCCTTGACTGCACGGCTAAAATCCAGGGTGGGACAACGGGATACTACTGCCTGGAAGGAGTGACCGGGGGAGACATCACGATTGACCTGAGAGCGGATGTTACAAGCGTCGATCTGACTGCGCTTGCGGATGCGAACACGTTTCTTTTGAAACTCGACTACAAAACAACGATCTAGGAGAACAAAATGGCTGTAGCTATCAAAAACGCTTATGCCGGTCAACCCGCAGCGGCCAACACGACCCTCTACACTTGCCCTACCAATACCAAAGCCAGGGTTCTTCACTGTTCTGCGGTGAACGATACCACTACGGCAGTGACCATCACGTTTCATAAGGTGCCAAGTGGTGATTCAGTTGGGGACGCCTACCTGATACTGAACGCGAAGGCTTTGGGCAGCCAGGAGGCTTACGATTGCCCTACTGTGGTGGGAACGGTTTTGGATGCAGGGGACATCATCAGCGCCATTGCGAGTGTAGCAAACCAAGTGGCCGTATCGCTCGATGTGGTGGAGATTGTGTAAATGATTCGACTTACCTCTTCACTTTGCCCTAAGTGCTACAGGGAAATACCGGCCTCGATTTCAGAAGTGAACGGCTCCATTTGGATGGAGAAGAAATGTCCCGTTCATGGATGGTTCAGGGGCATGGTGGAACGCGACCCGTTCTGGTTTTGGATGTGCTCAAGGCTCAATGCCAAGAATATCTATGACGCTTACCTGATTGACGTTACCGACAGATGCAACCTGAAGTGTAAATACTGCTATCACAAAAACGGCGGCCAGGACCATGACGTTGAAGAGATCGTGAAGGACGCAGAGGAACACAAGCATCTTGCCCCGTTCGGTCTTATCGGGGGAGAACCGACCGTTCACGACAAACTACCGGAGATTTACCAGCGGCTTTCCGCGATAGGGAAAACTACCATCGCGACCAATGGGGTGAAGTTCTGTGACGAGGCGTACTTTGAGCGGTTCCTGAAGGTCGGGGTGTTGAAAGACAATCTTCTCGATATCGCCCTTTCATTTCACAAGGAATCGAATGGCAAGGACATCGAATTTCTTGAACTGTGCAGGTCCATGAAGTTGGTCATTCCTGAGACGTTCTTTGTCCTCGATGACCTGGGGCAGATTGACGAGGCGGTTTCGATCTACCTGAAGTTTCCTGACGTGATCGGCAGCATGAGGCTCAAGGGGGCGTCAAACATCGGGAACGAAACGAAAGTGAAAGGGAAGATTTACGTTTCCGACATCCTGAACTACCTCAAGGCGCGGGGCCGGACAGACATCACAGTAGGGGAATGGGGCAACAAGGTATCGTTTGCTAATGTGCTTTGGGAAGGGCTGAGGCTGTTCCCCTGTTGCTGGTACGGGATTCAGAACGTGGACCTTCAGGATATCAACTGCGGGCCTTGGTACAAGGCGAAAGACGGAGGGATCTACAACCTCGTCACGTCTCTTCTGATAAGCGAGGGGTATGAACGTAACTATCCGAAGGGCAAATAGCGGAGACCTCCCGGCTATGTCGTGCCTATGGGCCGATCTTGTTTTAGAAGAGAACCCCCCTGCCCGACCGGACAAAGCCGGGTGGTGCAGATACCAGAAGGATTTAATGCAGGACGACCTGTATTACGCCTATGTCGTTGAAGCAATGGGGATGATAGTCGGATTTGCCACAGGGCTTATCAGGGAGGATCTTGAGAATGAAGGCGACATTTACCTTGAAGGCGGGCACATGTACGTTGCTCCGCTGTATAGAAAAGGCAAGGCTGGCGTTTTGTTGCACAGGATGAGTACAGAGGTGTGCCGCAAACATGGCGCAAAGATTTTCAGGCGGCACGTCCCTGTTAATAATTCAAGGATGATGGCAAGGCTTGTCAGAAAAGGGCACATAATCCGGGAAAACACTGTTGATGAAATGATGAGGGCATGAAATGGGCGGTATATCTGCACTTATTGGGAGTAAGTCAGCAAGTAAAGCGGCAGACGCACAGATGGCGGCGGCAGAGCAAGCTACCGATGCCATGCTTGAGATGTACTACAAAAGCCGTGAGGATCAGGCCCCATGGAGAGAGGCCGGGAAGATGGCTCTCAATACCCTCATTCTCGGCAAAGAAGTACGTGAGCCGTCAACTACCGAGCGGAGGTTGGTCAGCGGCGGGGGTGCTGTTTCAGGGGGCGGCTACACGAAGCTTGTGAACGGCCCAGTGCAGGGAAGTTTCTTGGTCCCCGACGCCGATCTTATCCGGGCCGGACAAAACCCGGAGAATTTTCCGGGCTACCAGACGAGTTTTGGTGGAGCGGGGCCGGAGACGGTCAACCAAATCCCTCCCGGATACAGGGCGGTCAACGAGCAAAGCATCAAACAAATGAAACTGCCTGGAATGGAAACGTATGAAGATGTTGCCGTTCCCGGAAAACTCGTTAGCCGTGAACCCGGAATCCTCGAAACCGGTCCCGGCGAATTTACCGAAAGCCCCTACTACAACTTCCTCTTGGAAGAGGGCAACAAGGAACTCGCTCGCTCGCAAAGCGCAAGGGGGATTTTGGATTCAGGCGCGGCACAGAGAGAAGCGCAGAGGTACGGCAAGGGGCTGGCTTCCACTGAATATCAGAACTGGATTCAGAACTGGCTCCAGACGAAGGTGAACCCCCTCCTTTCGGTTTCAGGAATGGGACAGGTTGCCACAAGCGCGACCACGAATGCGGCCACACAGACAGGATCACAGGTCGGGCAAAATATCATGAGGGCTGGAGACGCTACGGCTTCTGGATATATCAATCAGGCCAATGCCATCACGGGTGGGATAAATTCAATGATGCAGGGCGCGAACAACGCCATGTTCTATAACTACCTGACACAACCACAACAGCAGCCAGCGGCTATCTATCAGCCTAGTGCGACACAGTATGGATCGCCTGGGTATACGAACAGCTACTATCCGGCCAGTTAATGATGGGAGGTTTGACAGATGCCAGTTCCCGCACTGAACACGAATTATCTAGCGCCCGATCCTGCCTCGGCTTTCACGAAGGCTGCACAGGCAAAGAACTATCTCCTTGAAAGCAAGCTCAACGAGGCGAAGCTCGCCAACCTTCCCGCTGAGATGAAACTGAAGGAAGCGCAGGTCCAGAACTATCTCACGCAGCAGACAAGGGACGCTGAGAAGTTCGAGTTGGAGAAGGAAGCGGCGGAACTTAAAAATAAGGCAGAAAGGGCTAAGCAGTATGTAACGGCCATGACCGCACCTTCGCCTGAGATTGGCAAGAAACTCGCCAAGGAGTTCGGAGGGTTTGATGTGGAGTGGGTAGGCCCCGATGTGACTATCAAGGATGAGCGGGAGGGGTTTGAAATCAAGGGGCCGTCCTCTTTCGTGAGCGACATGTACTCAGCTATCCAGAAAGATCCAACCCTTCTGTCTAACGAGAAGATAACGGTAAATACTCCTGACGGCCCTGTTTCTACTACCAAGATCGGAAGTCTGGCATCATGGGCCAAAACGAAGGGAATCACGCTGAACAGGCTCAAAGCCGACACCGACATGGCGACCCTCTACGGTCCTGGAGGCCAGACGAAGCGCGTACCCATGTCGAAGGGACAGGAGTATGTTCCGCCGAAGGGGTGGAGCTTGGCAAAGCCGGAGAAGGATGATTCGAAAGATCCTGCCGGTCAAACCCTGAAAGACTTTGAGCTTGCGGAATACGGAAAACTCGTTCCTGAAATGCGTGGAACCCCCGAGTACAAGGCAGCAAGGCTCAAATGGATACGGGAGACCAAGGAGACATCGCCGTACATCGAAGAACTCGCAAAACAGCGGGAAGTCCAGAACCGAAAGGCCGGAACGGACCTCAGAAAAGAATTCAACACGCTTCCCGAGATCAAGGAATACTCAACCATCGTAAAGCAGGTTTCCAACCTCGATGAAGCATTGAAGGAAGCCGAGAAGACCAAGAACTTTGTGGCGGTCGATCAGGCCATTATCACGACATGGAACAAGATCACAGACCCGAACTCTGTTGTACGAGAGAGCGAGTATGCAAGGACACCGGAAAACCTGAGCCTTGAGAACAGGATCAAGGGTAAAATTGAGGCATGGCAGAAGGGCGGCGCGGGACTTACGAAAGAAGACAGGGAAGCCCTTGTGACCCTTGCCCGGAGATTTAAGAAATCATCCGATAGGATCTACAAAGAGCGGCTACATGAGTACAAGGGGTATCTTTCCAACTACGGTCTCGACCCCGATAAATATCTGACTCCCTCTTACGATAAGGGCGGAAGTCTTCGTGACCGTGCAATTCAGGAATTGGAATCCAGGGGCAAGGAAGTGAACGAGGATACCATCAAACAGGCCATGGGGATTCTTGGAGGGCAAAAGTAATGGACCCGTGGGACAGCATACCGAATGCGGCGGAGACAAGTAATACTAATTGGGGAACGCGATCTGATGGTTCACCGAAAGGGCCTGGATTCATGGGAACCCTTCAGCGTCCAGACGGGAGCGTTTCAACGGAACTCTCAATAGGAGTGAATCTAGACGGAAAAGAAACCGAAATCCCATCTCTCGTTCCTACCCTTACAAAGCAGGAAACCAACCATCTCCTGTCTGGCGGACAACCCACTCCTGAGATCGTTCAAAAAGCCGTCCAACATGCGAGACAAAGGATTTCCCTTGGGAAATCTCCCTTTGCTGATGCAGTAGATTCATCTCCATCCAAAGATCCTTGGTCTTTGATCCCCGACGCCGAACCGAAGGCAGGCGCAGGTAAACCTACCCAAGAACCCACTCCCTACCTTGGAGTTGAAGACTATGAACTCTATGAGTCACCGGATAAAGGCAAGGCACAGCGGGAGAACCTGAAGTCTGCCGTGAGGGGAACCCTTGAAGCCGGAGGACTGACGGCTGGAGCGATTGCTGGTGCTGCATCCCCTGTTCCTGGCGGGGCAGTCGTGGGCGGTGGGCTTGGATATGCCGCAGGCAAGAAGGTGGGTGAACTTGTTGAATCAGGGATAGACTATCTCGCCGGGGAGAAAAAGCCCACAAGGACCGTGGGAGAGGAATTCGTTGAATCTGGTAAAGACATCGTGACAGGGGCGGCATACGAAGCAGGAGGGCAGATTGCAGGGAAGATCCTCTTTCAGCCTGTCATGAAGGCCGGTAAGTGGGCCTTCGCCCAAGGCAAGGGGCTTTTTTCCAAACACGTTACCGAAAGGATCAAGTCAAAAGCTGGCGACCTATGGGTTGCGAATACAAGCCAAGGCCCCATCTATGCCAAGAACGCACAGGAAGCCGTGGATATCGAAGCGGCCATTCCTGGGATCAAGTTCACCTACGGGCAGAAAACCTATGACCCACAGGCAATCAGGATGGAAAGGGCGCAAATCCGTAAGCCTGGGGACGCAGCGCAGATGAGCGCGGAACAAATAGCATCGAATGATGAGGCCCTGAAAGCGTACTACCAGACGAATTTCAGTTCTCAGAGCGGAGCCGACGACATGCTTTCGGCCCTACAGGGGAAGCGGGAAACCCTTGAAAAAGGCGTGGAAGGGGCGAAAGGGGCCGCTTCTGCTATCGAATCCCGCATGGCGCAAGCCAAGGAACCCACAGAGGCAAGCGGCAGACTCTTGGAGTTGCTGAAGACTGAAAAGCGGCATACCTCACAGGCTGTCAGTAAGTTGTATGACCGTATCCCCGATGTCGATGTCCCGACCACAGGGATGATTGATGAACTGAAGGCCATTGCCAAACCGACGAGCGCGGTAGAGTCGCAGGCCAATTATCCGAATGTCTTGCGCCGGTCACTGAAGGAATACGGACCAAAGGAGATGCCTCCCGAACTCCAGAATATTGTGGATGCCTACACGAAGACAGGGCAACCACTCCCGAAGCAACTTGCCGATGAGGTTGCAAAGTACGGCACAGGCGACACGCTGAAGTTTCAGGAACTTCGCGGGATGCGGACTGAGATCCTGAACGAAATGCGTTCCGAGGCCGCAAAGAACAATCCTGCCAAGATGAGAAGGCTTGCCCAAATGCAGGAGGTGGTTGAAAAGACTATCGACCAACTTGCCGATACCGGGAAGTACGGGGAGGACGTTGTAAACCTTTACCGCATGGCGTCAAAGCAATGGAGGCAGTACGCAGAGACGTTTAAGCGCGGAACAGTGGGGAACATCCTTCAGGGTGGGGCAAAGGGCGAAGTATCAAAGCTGAACCCGGAACAGATGCTTTCCTCGATCTTCAGCGCAAAGAATGTATCCGCAGCCGATCAACTCCTTGCTGCCGTGGGCAGAGAAAAAGCCGTTCCTTTAGTCAGAGAGTACGCGACCTATGACCTCATGCGGAAATCGGTAAACCCGATGACAGGGGAAATCGACAGGGGAAAGCTCATGTCATGGCTTGCCAAAAACAAGCCAGCCTTGAGCAAATACGGGCTTGAGAATGAGTATGCCGACATTGTTCAGGCAAAGGCCGCAGTAGATGAAGCAGCAAAGCTCCAGAAGGTTTTTGAGAGGTCACAGGCGGCAAAAGCGTTAGGGGTGGACCCTGAAAAGGCCATTGCAACCCTATTTTCAGGCCGTGGGGCAACGAACGGAGCACAGACGGCCCGTGAGATCCTTGAACTTACAAGGGGCAATCAGGCTGCAACCGAAGGGGTAAAACAGGCATTCGGGGATTATGCCGTCACGAAGATTCAGACGAGCATGATGGACATAGTGGGCAATCCTTCAGCGAGTGTAGCGAAGTTTAACGCTCTTTGGCAGAAGTACGCTCCTGCCATGCGGGAACTTTACAGGAGTGAGCCACAGAAGATTCATGCCCTCATGAACATGAAAAAAGCCTATGAGATCATGATCCGAAACCAAAGGTCTCCTTTTGGCGGGGGGTCTGATACGGCTGAAAACATCATGCAGACCTTGGCGGTCCTTGGTAGCCCATTGGCACAGACAAGCAGGTCGGCCACAGCAATTAAGGCCGTTGCGGGCATGTTCGCAAAGCACGAACGCGCACTGGTGGATCAGGTTATAAATAAGGCCATTTTCAACCCTGAGTATGCCGAGACCCTTCAGTTTCTTGCTAAGGGTCAAAGGGTGCCGGTTGCAGAAAAGAGGCTTTCCGACCACATAGCAGCATTAGGCATTTGGGCGGCTGCCCGCGATTAACCCTTAACCTACATATCAGTTTCATCCACGAAGGACGGTCTTTTGGCCGTCCTTTTTTATTTGGGAAAGGAGCCGCAACCGATGAGTTTGATTCTCAACCCCAAGTTCCAGATGTTTGACGATGACGAGACCTTTCTGGTGGGCGGAAAACTCTATACGTACCTTCCAGGGACGACAACCGAGAAGGCTACCTATTCCGACAGGAACCTCTCTTCGGCAAATGCAAATCCTGTTGTTCTGGATGATAGAGGAGAGGCCACCATCTATGGCACTGGGCTCTACAAGCTCGTTCTGAAGGACAGCGATGATGTCACGGTCTGGACGCTGGACAATGTGGAGTTTGCCGGTGGAGGAGGGTCGTACATCCTCTATCCTGACTCTTCCGAGACCGACCACGGGGCGGCGGGAAACGGCGCATCTATTTACGATTACCTCACTGCCCTTGGGACATCGAAGAAAGCGACGATTGCCCTCACGCATACTGGGGCATCGAACACCACGTCTTATGTTTTCGGGACATCGTTCGACGCTTCCACTTATACCAATGTTACCTTCGCAATCGAAAACGGTGCCCTTCTCGCTCCAGCTTCCGGCAAAGCCTTTACCGTCCCTTCCGCCGGCCACATTGATGCCGGTCCAAGACAGACCATCAAGACAGGCGCGGGAACCATTGCCTTTGCAGAACCGGAGGGGGTTGCTTATAGCTCCTGGTGGGATACTGCCGACATCGGGGCCAGGATCAACGAGATAGTAACCGCTCTTCCCGTTGGCGGAACTCTCGTGGTCAATGCCGAGGATTGGGCGGACGCGTCTTATTCGACCGGCATAGAGATTGACAAAAATGTGACCGTAATCTTTCCGGGCGACAACCTCACAGCGGCCCATTACACCGGCACCGGTCAGGCCATTGTGGACACCGGCATCAGGTCAAGGATTCTTGGCGGGGTGCATGTAGACCATGACGGGAATGTGAATTCCAACGTTGACGGCATCATTCTGAGCGCCACAGACATAAAAACCGATGCGCTCCGGGTGACAAGCTCGATCCGAGATGGACTTGTGTTACATGGCGAATTGGCCGCTTCCTACGGGAATATGATCGGCAGTGCCAGAATACATGCGGCAGGGGATACACCTATTCGCATTTATCAGGGTTCTGCCGATTTGGGAGGGCCGCACCGTCACGACATCCAGAACGTGAATATTACAGGCGACAGCGGGACATTTTCCGCCGTGAGTGTTTCTACCCTGACCCACGCGGCGGGCACTGCGACGGCTACAACTGCAACCGCACACGGCTTGAGGATAGGCGATGTTGTGAGGATCGCCGGGGCAGACCAGACCGAGTACAATCAAGATGCGGTTGTCCGAACGGCTGCCGACACGACACATTTCACGTTCGGTGTTGCCAGCACTGCCGTCAGTCCGGCAACGGGGACCATCACATCACAGAAAATCCCGGTCTCCATATCCCTGTTCGGCGCGAACCGGAATACCATCGTCAACGCATACCCCCAGAACGGGGCTACAAATGCTTACGCAATATCGTCCTACGGCTCGGGGCTTGTCAACTTCGTATTCGGTTGCGGTGTTGAACAAGATAACTCCTATCTCGCTGATAGGGCCACATTGCATGTCTTTGGTGACATCACGGGCAATGATCCAGTGGAGGTCAACAGCGGGGCGGTAAATTACAGCAATGGCACGCAATGGAAACCGAAAACCCTCCAGGCTAGAACCTACCGCATGGCAACGGGCACCCATACCGCTTTCACAGACTCAACAACGGCGGATATCTACGGCTCCAGTGCAGGCGGAACCGCTCCTTTTGACGAAACCGGTCACATCATCTTAGAGGCCGCAGCCGGAAGCTCGAAGGGCATTTACATTGTCACGGGCACAACCGGCAATATGTCCTGGATTTGGAGGATACTGGGGAACAAAGCGATTACCTATAGAGGCGGGACTACGGGCGGTCTCACCAGAAAAGTCGCTGAAGCGACGGCAAGCATCACAGCGGCGGCTACCATAACCATCCACACAAATGTCCCTACAGGAAGCAAGCTCTTAAATACGCAGTTACAGGTGGAGTCTGCCCTTGCAGCGGGCGAACTTTGGGACGCTGCGTATTCGGGTGGGGCAACACAGGCCATAGCGACGGCGCAAGCTGTTGCAGTGAATACGGAAGTAGGCGCGTTCTTTGATGCAAATGCAGATAGCGATATCGCTTCGGGTGAGGTCGATATCGCTATCACTAAAAACGGCGGGGGAAATTTCACCGCGCAAGGGCTGATCCGGGCCATTGTTTACTACGAGATTAATGCGGCAATGACGAATGTTTAAGCTGATGACCCTACTTGATAGCCAGATAAACATCGGCAAAGCGCCTGCCGAGTTCGAGGAGACCGGGACCGTCATAGTGGAGCGTCCCGTCCTTGGTGAGACCGTGTGTGCTTACGGGATAAACCCCCACGGTGCGCTTGTGCATCATGAGCTGATGCTGGATCACCTCATGGACATAGAGGCGGTTATCCTGAATAGGAGGGTCGATAATCCCGTAGATGACCGGGATGAACGCGCCAAGGTCTTTCCGAAGGGCAAGGATGAGGCGCTTGAAGTTAGGTCCGTAGTTCCGGGCGGCGATTCGATACTTGGCATCCCGCTCCCCCTGCATCCAGAAGGAGGCGGCGAATTTTACCTGTCGTCCGTCCATGGCCTTTACGATGTAGCGGAGCAGGCGGCTGTAGAGATCCCCCTGTTTGACGTTATCGGTAATGGCAGCAGTTTCGGGGCTCCAGTCAGGGTCCCAAGCATAGAGGGACGTGCTGCCGATGGCGAATTTGACGAAAATCAGGGTGTCATCGGGGTAGGCGACTGCAAGTCTGTGAACCAGGCTGATTTCCGGCCCGAACTTGGGAGCGTCCAGGAACGTGTTGAGCCGGACGCCTTTGACCCATACTTCGCAGTTCTGCGGGATGGTGTACTGCGCGTATGTGAGGGTTTGGCTGTCACCGTTGCCGCGCATGTTGGATTGGCCGTCTAGAGAGAAGAGTTTGATTTCAGCAAGAGCAGGAGAAGCAAAAAGGAGAAGAGCAAAAACCAGAACGAGTCTCAGTTTCATGGCTGCACCTCCGGTAAAAGCATATTGCGGTCAGAAATAAAAGTCAATGGTTTCATGAGATCAACCCATTCGAGGGAAGGAAACGAACATGGCAAACACATTCAATGACAAGGTTTGGATTCTGGACACGGCAAGCACATCGGCTGTCCTGCTTGGGGTCTTTCATAAACTCTACATCTCAAAAGTGGTGTGGAAACCTGGAGCGGCAGGGCAAACCATGACGATCAAGGATGCTGCGGCTCATATCCGGCAGACCGATGTGTCGCTCGCAGCTTCACCGGCAGGAGATATCGAGCGCGACTACTCTCCTCCCTTAGAGGTGGAGGGATTCATCATGCACACCCTGGGAGGAGGTACGGCATATGTTTACTTCCAGTAAGAGCGCAAAGATTTACCTTTCTGCACTGCTCCTCACCCTTCTCTTTTGGGGTACAGGCGCGGCGGACAGGCTAGGGGTATTGATTTCCGAACCGGACGGGAATCCGGCAGATTCCTATGTCTACAAGATTTCCTTACCGAATGGGACAACCTCCATTGCGAACAATGTGCTGACCTATACGCCGTCAGTAGGATCGTTTGCGAGTGACGCTGAAACTCTTGCCGGAGTTTTGACCACAAAGGCCACGACCCCCGCAAACATCCAGGCGAAATTAAAAGCTATCAGTTCTTTCGGCCTAGATCAGAACGTCGAAACCCTATCGGGCACAAAGACTCTGCTTATCTCCGATTTGCCCGTTCAAAAATTGGACCCTAACGGAGCAGACCGGGATGTCAACCTTCCGGCAGAGGCCAGTTCCACCGATTTGGTATTCCTGATTTTCAACCAAGCGAACGGGGCGGGGGAAGACCTCGTAATCAAAGATGACACGCCTACGACCCTGGCAACCATTGGGCCTGAGAACGTGGCAATCTGCTCATGTGACGGCACGACCTGGACTGTGCGGATAATGCTGCCTGCCGATGCCCTTCAGGTGGACGGGGTGTCAGGTGCCGTATCCATGGGCACTACGGCCGCAGGCGCAAACCAGATTGTTTACGCCACCCTTGGGGCCGATCTCTCCCCTGCCTATTCTGGTGCATCCGGGGTCAACTGGACCCTCGGGGCAGGATGGGAAACCCCGATAGCCGGTAGTGTGCTCAACAAAAATGCCGCTGGAGTTGGAACCGCAACACCCACCGCAGCTACACAGATTGTTTCGGGAACTACCTATAAAGTCGTGGTGGTCTCCACGGTGACGGCCTCTTACGCTACGTTTACAATGGGCGGAATTACGGCTCCGAGCATTAGCGCGTCAACAACCTATACTTGGTACATCACAGCGGTTTCAACTGCGAATGTCGTCATCACCCCCCACACCGATTTCAGAGGCACCCTAGTAATCTCCTGGCAGGCGCTCACAGATGCAACCGGAGACCAGACGGTTTACGGCAACCTCAAACTCGGGAGCGGCCTCCAAGATCCGGCAGGGACCAATGTTTTAGTACCGGTTCCTGGCGGCAGCGCACAGATCCCCGGAAGTCTGACTCTTGGGGACACATTCTCTGCCGGTAAAAAACTGTATATCTCCAGTGCTTCCGATGTCAGTCAATACATCACCTTTAAAACATCGGGGAGCCTTGCAAACAACGTTCTATCGCTGGAGCAGGGGAACTCCGAGGCAATGGATTTGGTCGCTTTCGGTGCGGGTGGCTCATCGAATATTTTCGGTATGCCAAGGGCGCGGTCATCGGTCATCGAGTGCAAGTTAACAAACGGCCTGTTCCTGGGAACTCAAACGAATTCCGATATCAATGTAGCTACCTATGACGTAGTGAAATGGCGGTTCGGCAAGGCCGGAGAGTTCATGCAGTTCCCTCTCTATACTCACGGCGGATATTCCCGGAAAATATATCCTGCATCGGTAGACATCACGGCCGCTGCAACGGCAACGCTCGATTTAAACATCCCCTCCGGGTGGATTGTAAAAGCCTGTCAGTTGCACGTTAAAACGGCCCTTGCAGCCGGGGAAACGTGGGACGCGGAGCTAAACGACGGAGGGACTGAAGAGGCTATCACATCCGCTGCGGCAGTGGCGCAGAACACCAACGTCAATCATTTCGCCCATGCCGATGCCGGATATGGGGGAACATTAACCGATGCAGAAACCGACATAGTAATCACCAAAAACGGCGGCGGGGATTTCACGGCTCAAGGAACAATCGAGGGGCATTGTCTATGCGAAGGGTTTGATGCCTGGGACAATGAACCCTGATAGGTCTGTAGTTTTATAAGGGAAGCGTAACACGAGGGGAGCAGGGCCAGACAGGGATAGGCCCCCCATCTGGACGAGCGAAAGCTCTCCCTGCCCCACCAGAGATAATGCAATGAACGGGCCATTCGTGTCAAGGGGGCGGAGCATGGCGAACGGATCAATGCCTAGCTGGGAAGAGTGGAATGAACAACTGACCGAAGAACAACGATCTTACTCCCTCTATAAAATCCTTGAGAGTATGAACCAGAAAATGGCTGCCTGCCCGGAACGATTGAGCGTTTGCAATGCGCGGTTCAAAAAGATCGAGGACCGCAAGAAATTAGACACGGGCGTATCGGCAGGCTTCGGACTCGGGGGCGGGGCGCTTGCCGTATTTTGCAAATGGTTGTTTGGAGGGTGACATGGACCTTCTCCGCGAACAGCTCCGAAAGCAGGAGGGATACCGGGACAAGGTGTACCTGGACTCTGAAGGCAACCTTACGGTCGGTTACGGGCACCATCTCTATATCGGCTCACGGATCAGCCGGGAGATTGCCGAACTCCTCCTTGACATCGACTTGGCGGATACTGCGGCGGAATTTTTGAAGATTCACCCTGATAAGACCAAACGGCTCAATACGGCTCGTAAACGGCTCATTTGCAACATGATCTTCAATATGGGTCTTCCCAAGGTTCTCCGGTTCGTGAAGATGTGGGAAGCAATCGAGCGGGAGGACTGGGAAGCTGCGGCAAGGGAAATGACCGATTCCAAATGGGCAAGGCAAGTCAAGGGGCGGGCGGTGGAGCTTGCGGAGATCATGCGATGTGGCGAGATGACGTGATATTCCTTATGGCCGTGCTGTTCGGCTGGCTTCTATTTATCGGAATCATGAAATTGGGAGGGTGTTGATTATGGCATTTCAAACTGAAAGGAGTCATCTATGAAAAGGAAATCGGTTCTGCTTTTGTGTCTCATGCTGGTGCTCGGCTTGGCCGGGTGCGCCGGCACATTCAAGACGAACGCCTACAAGACCCTTGCGGCTTCTGCGGCCGTCTATGAAAACGGCTACCCTGCATTCCTGGAACTGTATCAGAAGGGCATCATAACCGCAGACCAGAAGGCAAAGGGCAAGGAGTTGGCAACAAAGTACTGGGCGGCTTACCACGCGGCCGCAGACGCCCTTATCGCCTATGACGCAGTGGCGAACACAGAGAATAAGGAAAGGGTTGCCGTTGCCATTGCTGAAGCACAGAAGGGCCTAGCAAACCTCTCGTCTTACATCCAGCCGTTTCTCTCAAAGGAGGTGAAGTGATATGACCGGTACGGAACTTGCGGTGTTTCTGGCAATCGGTGAACTGATTCTCAAATACGGTCTTTCTATGGCCATGGAGATGCTGAAAGCCCTTCAGACCGACAACCCTACGGTGGATGATATCAGGGCGCTTGCTTTGCGGGTGCCTCATCCTGACACGTATGAGGGGGGGTAGCCATGCCAGATGAAATCATAGAGGACGGCAAATGCTTTTCCACCACTGAATACCTGCCCTACAAGCTGGACCGTAACATAGCCATTGCGGGGGTTATCGGCCTCGGGGCGTGGGCGCTACAGTTGGGCACTCCCGAGAGCATCCAGATTGCCATGGTTGCGATAGGGGGGCTTGTGGGGTACATCGGGGGAAGGACTAGCAAATAGACCCGTAAGCGGATAGGCCCCGCTGATGCGCGGTAAACCTGTTGAAAGGATAAGGAATGAACTTCAAGCGGGTCTTGCTCAGAGGTGATGGGCATTCAGGCCACAAAGCAGGACTTACCCCACCTCCCTGGAACTCCCTCAACAATGACCCTGACCCGCGCTGGCAAGAGATCAGGGCGTTACTCTGGAACAAATACGCCTCTATCGTGGACAGCCTGAAACCTATCTACTGTTTGATCGACATGGGAGATGCCGTTGACGGCAAGGGGGAACGCTCTGGGGGTACGGAACAAATAGTTGCCGACCGGCACGAACAGGCTGACATGGCCGCGTGGTCGATAAACTATTGCGATGCCGAGCATGTTGTAATGGTTCATGGGACTCCTTACCACACTGGCGTTTTAGAGGATTTCGACCGGGACGTTGCCGACCGCGTGAAGCACCTTGATAAGATCGGCAGTCATGAATGGGTGGAGATCAACGGCGTTACCTTTGACTGTAAGCATAAGGTGTCATCATCCGTTGTGCCCTACGGAAGAGGCACCCCGATTGCCCGTGACTGGCTCTGGAACGCTTTATGGGCCGAAAGGGAGATGCAGCCCAAAGCCGATATCATCGTAAGGGGGCATACGCACACCCCCTTTTTTATTGGTGAGCCTGGGGAATGGTACGCCTGCACTCTCCCCGCCCTTCAGGGTTTGGGAACCAAGTTTGGGGCGAGACAATGCAGCGGAATTGTGAAGTGGGGATTGGCTTACTGTGACGTTTACGACAACGGTGAATGGAGCATACATTGGGAATCGCACAATATCAAAGAGCAGGCGGCGACCTCATTGAAATTGTAACACCTCCCCTCCTGAAGACGGTCATTCGTCCACCCTGCCCCGAATGCGGAACAACTATGCACTCACGGGGAGATTCATGGGCGTGTAGTTCATGTGGGCGGCGGATCTTGAAACATCGCAGAGCGGCGAAAGACCCTGCCCTTAATCGTCCTCCCTGTCCTGAGTGCGGAAAACACGGGATGCTCAAGTCTGGGTGTGCAAGGTTTCGATGTCGGTATTGTGGGCGGTCGGTTTACGAGAGGGACTTTTTATGACCCCCGCCAAAATCTACGATTTCCCGCAAGATGAAACTGAAACGTGGGCAGCCTGCCCTGAATGCGAGGGGACGGAGTTCAACCTGATTCTGGACGCAGAAGCGCACCTCGATAAAATCAGGTGCGCCAATGAGGAATGCGGGTGGGAAGGGGGGATGATTAGGACGTAGACCACGGGGCGGGAGTACAGGAGTGCCCGCCCTTTTAGGCTTTAGTGGGGATAACTAAGACACCCGCCTGTTCCACCGCTCGACGGCTCTTGCACGCGCCTTTTCAGCCACGTAATCATTGGCGTGGACCATTGCCATGCACTTGGTTTGGTTGGTACACATGACGCTATAACCGATGATCTCGGTGTTCTGGTTGCGAGTCCCGCAGCAAATGGCATGTCCTCCACAAAAAGGGCATGGCTTAAGCTCTCCACTTCCAAGGCAAATTGCCATGTCGTCTTCGGAAATCACAAAGTCCTCTTCGGGTAACGTCTTCAGGGGTTCTAAGCCACCCCATTCGCCAGATGGTTTTTTGGCCCCACAGAAAAGACACTCCTGCTCGCCGTCTTTGATTGGAACAGACCAGAAATGCCGACATTCACTCACGTTCGTAACCTCCGTAACTCCACGATTTGAAAACACCCTCGAAGTGGCCCTGCCGAAAGGTGTGGCTTATCACCTATCTTGTTGATCTATGGCAAGTCCCGCAAGATTTTCTCCTGCGTTATAGACCCATCCTCCAAAGATAGATACGCCTATTCCAATCCACTTTATCAGCCACCCCAAACAGACTATCACAACCCCGATGAGGCTTACCCACATCCAGAAGACCGCAATTATTGATTCAATCATTTCCCCTTCCTCACAACCTCATACCCCGGCAGAAATTCCTTCACCAGAAAGTCGATGAACGTCTGTGCTGCCTCGGTCATATCGCCCTGCACGCGAATATCAAGTGCCCCGTCCTTGACTGAGAATATGACAACGGGTTCTCCACCTACTTGGAAGTACAGGGAGTCAGGGCGTCCCATATGCAAATTCATGGCTTCGTCTGAGCTTACAAATAGGTGCGAGCTATCAGCGGTGTTTCCAAGGGGCATGTCGATAGGTGTTTCGGCAAGAGTTTCCTGATGGTCACGCGGCCACAGGAACCACCCCCAAGCGAAAATCACTACAATGGTTACGACGATAAGGTATTTCATTTTTCTTTCTCCACGATGCGCGGGCGGTTCTTGAGGCAGATTTCCAGCCTGTCCATGAGGCTGTATCCAATCAGTTGGTCATAGAGGTTACACCAATACGAGTCACCATCGTAAACCCTCCAGAGCGGGCAACCGTGGCACTTTTTCTCCTGCGGGATTTGGTTCACGGTTCCACCTCCTGCATTGTTTCCCAAAGTGCGCGATCCGCAAAAGCCAGCATCCCGTTGAGCGTCCCGTCCGTCTGCTCCTTCAGTTCAAGGAGCTGTTTTTCGATGGTCTCCGGTTGCGCGAAAGGGAACGCCGTGGCCCCGAACAGGAGTTCGCCTATATCGGAGTCGGGCAGGTTTGGGAATATCCTTCGTGCATGGTTCAGGCATTGCTGGCACATGGGTTCGATCCTTTCACCTTAATCCACACCTCTGCGGCTGCATCGACTGAGCGCATGGTGGTGTAGAGCCATTTGAACCTTTCTTGTTGCCATTGTGCGTCACAGGCAAAGAACTTCGGATTGTCTATATTAAAATAAAGCATGAAATCTTCCAGGCTCAACTCCTCCAGAACTTCGTCCAGGGTGGGCGCGGGAAGAACCATGTCAGACCATTTTTCCCTAGCCCCCGAACAACTCTTACAGGAGCAGAGGCGACTACGTTCATATAAGCAACCACCAATGCGGACCCAATACGTCTCCTTCCTCCACCCCGCTTCCTGGAGCCTCTTCCCCATTGGCTGACTTACGGTTTGCATCTCTCCTCCTTCAAAACCTGCTCCACCCCCGCACAGAGGGGCGTCATTTGGGCTTCCGGTCTTCCGGCAAAATCATCCAGTCCTTGCCGCGCTTCCAGTGTGAATATTGGTATTTCGTCATGGTCATGTGATGTTCCAGAACATCCCTCGGGTTTGCGGCAGGCCACGGGAGATTGAGGCAGGTTACACGGGGCATCCATCCCAGATTCGCCCACTTGAGCCATAGGGTGTAGCTCTTGTATTTGCGCTCGGTCATCCTCTCCCTCCTACTGCCACACGGGGCAGGTATCAAAAGTGCTTATTTGCATGGCATTTTCCGCAAAGCATTTCCAGGTTATCGTATGTATCCCCACCTCCAAGGCTCTTGTGCCGCTTATGGTGCGGTGGGGTTCCGGGTTCAATCCACTGGCCGCATTTACAAAAACCGTCGCAATCCATGTAGACCTGATCGTACAGGGCATGGAGCTTTTTGCCCTTTAAGCGGGTCGGTTTATGCTTGGGCAGAATCATTGCAAGCCTTCGTAGGCGGAGGGATGTAAAGGCCGTGCTCACTCGCTGCCCATCTGCAAATCCGCTCCACGTAACTGGATTCATCGGAATAGAATTCGACCGTTGAGAGTTTGGTTGTGCTTCCGCCTATCTTCCTTCCAGGGACTACTTTGCTATCTATCGGGTTGAACATGAGCTTTAATTCTTCGTGCATCTCTTCTGCGTCATACCCGAAATGGTCTGCAAGGATAGGCACAACAACACCCCAGTAATATGCGTTCTGCTCCGTGCTTCGCTGTGACTTGTGCTTTCGGATAACAAGGTCAACATGCGTTCCCGTCTTGAAGGTTCGGCACCATCGGGCAATGGATTGTCTGACAAGGACTTGCAGGACAAGCCTTCCGTCAACTATGTCGCCTTCAAAGATGGGGATGGGTTGTTTCACGCAAGTCTCCTCAGTTTTGCCTCGACCTCATCCAACCGCTCACAGAAGGATTCCAATTCGATGCGAAGTCGGGCGCAAAAGGCGTCATCCCGATAGACCTTGACCATGAAAGGCGGGAGCCCCGGATAGTATGACAGAAACCACCATGCCGGGTATCCTGTGACCAACATTGACCCTTGCACCTGGGCAATGTAATCAGTCGGCAGGCATCCCCCTAGAAGATAGCCTACGTGGGTGTACATGGCGGGGCATTTCACCTCCAACCCTTCGATCTCCATGAGACCGTCAGGCGAGCATGAATAGAGCTTTTTCTCATCGGGATAGACAAGGCCGACCTTCTTTACTTCTCTGCCTTGTACTATCTCAAAAAGGGTTCTCGCCTCATCCTCGATCTGCGTTCCCCTTTCCATCCATGCGCTTTGAAAAGATTCCGCCTTGACTCCGGTGATTCGCTCCCCTGCCAAGGTGTAAAGGTATCTCTGGGCGCTTGCGGAGGGCTTCATGTTCTTCGGGGTGATGATCTGATCGAAGCACGAAGCGGTTGGCCTACCGGCACGGGCCGCGAACCATTCAGGGCTTTGCTGATCGCAATCTAGAATTATCATTTTGCGCTCCCCTTCTTCATCTTGGCCTGAAGTGCCGCAAAAGCTTTGCCGAACTGTTTTGCGGGGATTTTGTCAAGGGACTCCACCTTCATGAAGGACATAAACTTGTCCTCCTTTGTCTCAGTGTCGTTTATCATGTCGGTAAGTTGAGACAGTTGCTTTTCGGTGATGTACTCCACTCCCCCGGCTCCGTTTCCATCGTCATCATCTCCGGTTGGGACGTTGAAAATCAGGCAAGTCAGATACCTGCGACCGTACAGAAAGGATGACCCCTCGGCATGGGGAATCGTTTTGTTGGGACTGCCCTTTATGCCTACGTCATCAATAGCCATATCCACGAACCGCTTTTCTGTGTGCCCCTGTTCGTGCATGATATCGACACAAACGCGGATGTGCTTTTCCTTTGGTGTATCGCCTTCGTAAAACATAAGAGAAAAGCCTTCCGCCGTGTAAAGCGGCTTAATGATCTTGAGAATACTTTCAAGTGCAGCATACTTGCTGTTGGTCTGCTGATTCGGTTTGTCCTTTAATATGGTGGGGATTTTGGCTTGTGCCCTCATCATGGCCGCGTTGAATGCCTGTTTTGCATTCCGGTCAAGGATGCGCTCCTGCATATCCATGAACTGTTTGATTTTGGTAGGGTCGATATCGGGCCGTGAAGCAAGCCGTTCAATCACGGACATGAAAGAATCCCCCTGGACCTGCAGAGCCGTTTCGGGCTTCTCGATAACCTGACATTCGTTGGGCATCTTACCTTTCCTCCTTCTTCTCCATACAATCGTTCGGACAACTCCGCTTCCTCACACAGACGTCCACATAAATCCGCTTTTTCCTTCGTGGGCACCACAGGCACGGGCGCTGCGTCTGCTCGGTAAGGAGTTGGGTTAGGGGTTTGGTTTTCATGCTGCGAATATTTCCTTGAGATTATTTGCAATATGCCGATGCGTCTTAATAGCCCGTGTCAGCATCCAGAAATCTACGTCGTGGCTTGTGCCATGAACTACCTGAAACGATTTCCGTCTTGGGTCTTTCGAAAAGCACCACGTTTCGTATAAATAGTAAGGAACCGGGCTTTCTGCGAACCCAGAATAAAGAATGGCCGCAGTCGATACCCTGATTAGGGGCGTAATCTGAGAGTGGATGATTCGGAAATTTCTCACTCTTTCTCTTCCCCCTCCTTCTTTCTTTTCCTGCCCCTTGGCGGGTTGTTCGATATATGGAAATCGGCAACCGACTGTTCCTTGAACTTTTGCTTCAGTTCAGCCGGGTTAAACGGGCGCAACACGATTTGTTGTTGTCTGCCATTGCAGAGTTCGTGCCCCGGCAAAAACTGTGCGATCAACTCCCTGATGGCCGCCTCGTCCGGGCATAGGCGGCGTAGGAGCCAGTTCTTTAGGTGGGTCATTGGGTGTCCTCCTCCTCCAAGACCGCAAGCCCATTACTGCGGTCGGTTTCAACTGCTGTTTCGCAATACCAGAACAATCCCCAGTTTCCGACGTTATACCGTTTCACTTCACCTTTGCATTCTCCTCTCAAGGAGCATGTGCCTTCACAGGTGGGCATTTCCCTCCTCCTTCACTCGGTCGGTTTCCTCCTATTCGGTAATGCCTAATGTTTCGCCAAGAAACTTATCTGCATACTCACCGGCCCGTTTCCGTGAATACTCATGCCTATTTTTATTGTTGTTCGATACGGAATCAATTTCCACTACAAGAGCATCCACCAGCCCACACAGCACCTTGAGACTTTCGAAGCGTTCATCATCGGCTCTCGTTTCCCCAATCGGGTCAATCGGGCCTGTCAGTTTCAAAACGATCTCTTTCAGTTCCATTTCCCTCCTCCATCACTCGCGGTCGGTTTAGTCGTCTCTCAGTAAGAATTTCCTCCAGGTCCGGGAAATCCCCATCCCCCTCATACTCCGGTATCCCCATCCTCCGCTCTTCCCGGTCATCCAGAATCCTGCCCAGTTCGGGCGAGTAAAACCGGAACGTCTCGCCTGACAGGGTTTCGGCTGTGAACCATGAGGGCTGAACCGCGTCACGGACTAGGGTGAAACGGTGGTTTAGGGGCGGGCCGTAGGGGGATTGGCGCTCGCTCATTACCTTGTCTCCATTGCCATTCTGTCAACCCACAGCACGCACCCGAAATTGGCGTGGGTCTCTATCAGCATCGAAACGCTATCCGCATCAGCATCATCATTGCAGATAATTTGCGGTTCAAATAGATAGGTTGACTGGCTATCCGTGGGGTCCATGAGGACCGGACATTTGCCGAACGTATTCCATTCGGCCTTGTCGCGGTTTCCTTGCCAGTGTTTGCAGGTCTTACAGGTGTTCATCTCTTCAGGCATCTCCTCCTCCCAATACTCCCCCGGCTCGCGCCAATCACGGGCGCGGACCATGTTTTCGAATGCGTAACGGGTGGTCAATTCTCTTTGACCTCCTCAGCCCAACTAACGCGCGAATGCCCATCTTCCCTGCGCCATTTCCGATATGCCTTCTCTTTTGCTTCCTCTATTGATTCGGCTTCTACATCGACATAGGTTTGATTTACCTGTTCAATCCAGACACGGTATTTTTTCATAAGCACATCCCTCCCGCGACCAGGAAGTACATCAGGCCGAACAGGACGGTTGCGCCTAGGATGGTTTTGACTGCTTGCATGGGGCCTCCTTTGGGGGGGATAATTACGGACCTACCTAATCCAAAGCATCATGGCCCTGTTTGCGATATCAACAGCCGCCTTCCTGTTCTTGTGATTCTTGATAAGAGCAACGGAGTCCCTGTTGATTTCGACAGCAATCGCGTCTGATGGATATGCTTCGTTCCAACCCCTATAACCCTCTTCATGCTTTTCCAATAGCCGCGCCTTCATTTCTGCCGCAAATTCATCGACGGCATGGGTCAAGCGTTCACGTTCATCGTCAACCTTTTCCATTGGTCCTTCTGTTCCGCCGTCCATACTTCCTCCTTAGTCCTTAGTGCCCGTTATCTCCGCCCCTCATATCCAAACCCCCGCAATCAAACGAATCACATGCACGCCTATCATCCCACAGGCAACCAGAAGCGCACGTCTGAGCCAATACCGTAACTCCCATGCGAAGGTGATATTATCGGGGAGCTGCTTCATGACGCCTCGGTCTATGGTGTAGATTTGCATGTTGGTCTCCGGTTAAGGGTGGCAGGGGGGGATAGCTTCAGACCTCAGCGCATTCATCTGGATCGTCAATATCAATCCAGCTTGAATCTTCCCTTGGCTCGGCATCGTAGAGGCCATACTGGCCATCACAGTCGCATTCTCACCAGGTCTGCATTCCACACAGGAAATGCTTGTCTTGCTTACATGCTTCGCACAGCATTTGACATCCCCCCTCGCCGGGGCCTCCCCGACCCCGGCGCAATGTTTAAAGTGCCAAGTGGCGGTTTAGAAAGTGGTTGACCAGGGACGCGCTCGTTCACAGAAGACCTCCTTAAAGGTTCATCAGCCACACAGCCAGCCTCATGCCCAAGTAGATGGCCGACAGGTAGGCAATCCCGAACGGGAGCATGATGCACAGGGGCGGCTGGTCGGGACGGGGCTTGGAGATAAGGGCTCGGTAGTTCATCACAGTTCCAGCCTTTCCAGGATGTCCTCCAGGCGATTGTTCGCCATTCGGACGATGCTGATGTACCGGTCCAGCGATTCGACCAGGGGGACGCACATTGGACGGCCTGCGGTCTTGGCTGATTCGTCCGGTGGGGTCGGTTGCCTCAGTACGGCACCAAGCCGACCTTCCAGCCGTTCGATAAAATCAGGCAGGTGCCCAATGACATCCTCCATTTCGTTGAATGCTGACGTGACTTGGGATTCGCGCTTGGCGTTTCCCTCTTCTTCCGCTTCTCGTCTTGGTCTTGTAGCTGTTCCTACTAACATGCGACCTCCTTTAAGTTTGACTCCACATGAACAACGCCACTCCGATGCACAAAAGGCTTGGGGTGAGGATGAGAAGTTTCAGGAATGCGTTACGGGGTGATTTCATTCTTCACGGTCTCTCGCTCTCCACCACAATGATGGGGAACCTTTTGTCGGCGTATCTCTCGGCCTTTTTCCTGTTAGAGAAAAGCGGTATGACTCCAACCATACCGTCCGCCCAATCCAGGGGCAGCGTCTGGGCCTTCAGACCCCACGACGATTCAATTTCGATTTCCGTTTTGAGTGCGCCTACTGCATACAAAGTTCGCTTCTTCACTGTGGTCTCCTTTCATGCTTGCCAATCGGGATTTCGGGAGCCTCCCTCGGGGCCATGCTTTCCCGGTTGTTACCTGCCCTCGCTACTCATCTTCCTCGTAAGGAGATGTCGGGCTATCTGATTCCACCCATGTCACGCGCTCCCCTGGCCTTTTGGTCAAAGGGGTGTCGTCAAGGGTGGGGGTCAGCTCACTCATGGCTTGCCTCCAGTCGGGCGAGTGCGGCACGGGCAATCTCGCATTTCTCATAGCAGGTCATCTTGTGTTCTGCGTAAGATGCACACTCAAGGAAAAGGCGCAGGGCTTCCAGCACGTCCTTGACCGCTTCGTGGTTAAGGCCGGACAAAGCGTTGACACAAGTAATCATTCGGTCACCGTCAACCCTTTTAGGCGGGACTGCGAAACGGGCAATCAGTTTCCCTGTTTCCTTGCGCTGAATTGTCAGTCCGTCACCCCTTAAAACCCAAGGTTCTGGCGCATGCTTACTCATGCTCTTCCTCCTCAATCATCCTTCTCACTTCCTCCCCTGACGGCTCACCCTGCCCACGGCGGACGGCGGTCTCCAGGTAGTGGAAGAGTTCGGGGCCGGTCAGTTTTTCGGTCTGCTTCTTCATCTGCCTCAGTCTCCGCGCTTTCTCTTTCGCGCCTTGATGTCTGCCCTTGGACTTCCATTCAGGCTCACCCTTGAACGTGGGCCACATCCTCCGCTCTCTAGGGGCGCGGCGTGGGCCAAGGGCCATTGACATGATCTCCATAAAGGGGTCGTCGTGACGTACTACCTCAAGGCCAGCCATACCCGCCAGTTCCCGCATCATGAGATGACGGATGGCGGGGTCATCTTCGACTATTAGGAGCTTGGGGTCGGTCATCTCGTCATCTCCTCCAGGGTCAGCCAGCCGGGGCGGATAGCTGAAATCCTACTTATTCGCGTTATGGTCACATGCCTTCTTCTCTTCCATCTGAACTGGAGATACCATTCGCCCGAATCATATTGTTCAACAGGCTGGATACATGTCGTGCCGTGGATAATGATCGGACTCATGGATTTGCGCTTTACAAGCAGCGTCACTCTCTGCCCGGATGCCAATGCTTCTTTAGGAAGGGATTCGAGTTTCATGGGCGCGGCTCCTTTACCATTCTGGCGAATCTGTGTTTACCCAGGAGGACACCCATAAACCCGGACCCTTTCCACTTCTCTGGCGGGTTGTCTCCGAATTCGACAGAGAACCCATTAGCATCGAACCACTTCAGCCATTCATAGAGTTGTTCTTCAGCCTTCTTTCCCCTTCCCAAGACAGCAACACACGGATGCTTGTGATAGGCATCTGGCGGGGTCCATACATCGCCGTTCTTGTCTATACGGTTGTAGTTGTTGTCATCCCACTCGTAGTCAGGGTATCCAACAATATCGGCCACGATCCCAACGCATTCACGGCCAAAGCCACACTCGCCCTTCAGCTCAAGGCGGACCTTGTGGTCATGTGCCCACTGAATCATCCAGTTGATCTTGTCCTGATGTGTCATCTCCTGCTTCATAATGCCTCCAGGCTATCCCCGGCATCGGGGGTGGGGGTGGAAGTGATGAACCCACAAAGGAGCAGTCTGGCCCCTGCCTGAGAACAGCCGGTAGCACCATCTAATGGCTGTGCGGCACGTCCCTGGTTTTCGCCGGGTGCTCGGGGGTGCGCATCTTTTTTCAGTGCCAGGTCGCTCCTTCGTCGATTCATCAAGGAAGGAGAGAGCCCGAGACCAGACCCAATGAAGGATTCAGTCGCGGGCTTTCTGGGGATGGGGAATGTTGCGGAGTGCTGCATGTGAACCGTCCTTCTTACAGCTTCAGAAGCTCGATCATGTCCGAGTATGTCCGCTTTTGCTTGTTGATGAAGAAGTCGATCCCCTGCCGCGTCTGCACCAATTTCTTAATTTTGTTCCCAAGAACGTGGTGCATCATGGCATTGAGAGAATGAGAAGAAATTGTGTAGCGCCCATAGAACCTGCTGGACATGACTGACCTGTTGAGCATGTAGTTCCGAAAGGTCAGAATCGGGGAATGCCTTGGCAGGTTTTCTCCACCGAAATATCCCTTCTCGAATTCGATGGCTTTTTCCTTGAAGCAGGCGGCAGAAAATGCGAATGCTCCGAGGACTGGAGCAACAACGAGCCCCCTAGTGGTGCCCTTGTTGGCGACTACCATGTCAATCTCATGCTGATACATCATGTAGATTTCCATTGCCATTCCGGTAGATAGTTTCGTTGACTTCCCGGTCCCTATCAACACAATGGCCGCACACATCGCTACCTTGATGTTGGCGTTTTCCATTCCGTATGAAAGGTGGAGACGATCACCCACGGTGCGCTTCTTGATGTCGTCGATTGTGTTCTGAGTGATGATGGTATCGCCATTGGAGCCCTGAACCTTGGGCATGCCACGAAACACCCACATCTTGATTGTCTTTCCCGACCGTACAATTCCGGCGAGCCTGTGCTGTCCATCGTCAAGGATATCCTCATCGTTGAAGCAGATGCCTTGATGATTGAAAGCCCACTTGCCGCGCTTCATATCGCGGGCATAGGTTTCTACGACGCTCTCGTACATAGGCCGATTGTGGGTGTTCTTCTCATTGAGCCATTTTTGGGCCAGTATTGGGGTAATCTCTACTACCTTGGCACTACATGAACTTTGTTCCATTTCTAGCTTTCCTCCGTTCCAATCCAGTTGATAAAAGTCTTCTGATCCCTTTTAGACGCCAGCTTCCACCAGCGCTTGAGTTGAAACAGAGCGTCGGTGTCCTGCTCGTATTTGGTTGGCCGACCTGACCCTTCCCGCTTGCCGCCATGGGCAGGCAAATCCGACACGCTGTCGGTTTTGGAAGGCTCTGAAACTTGATTTTCCTGAATTTCGTTGGAAGGTGGGGAGGTTGGGGAGCTTGCTACATTTGTAGCAAAACGGCGTGATTTTTGTTCTATGGTTCTAGGCCTAATGCCGACTTCAAAATATTTCAGGATTTCTGAGGCAAGTATCCGACCAATTTCAGCATCTGAAGTTCCACGCTCTTTCTCTTCCTGAATCCTCTGCTCTATCCAGACTTGACACGCTTCGTTGATTGCCATGTGGTTCCTTTCTACTCACGGTGTGCAACAAAAAATGTGCAAATCAAGGTTCGATTTACATTGATTGTAAATCCATAAAAATCAGATTGCAAGCTTTATTTTACATTCAGTGTAATTTATTTCAGGAAGAAATGGGGGCCGAAGCCCCCGAAAGGAATGCTAGGCGTTCATGATGATCTTCGTAACGCGGAACATCTTGAACTTCTTTGGAAGGACGACAGGAACCTGGAGGGGTGATTGTGGCTGAATAAAGGCTTTTCCGTTCGTCTGGAAGAACTGCCCCAGGAGGACTTCATCTCTCACCAGGGCGATTACAGTTGAGCCGTTTGTGACAGGAGTATTCGGCTCCACCAGGAGCAAGTCGCCAACCGCTACCCGTAAGCCCCTGAGCTGGGCACCCTCCGCAACTATGTAAAAGGCGTTGGGATCTTCTGTAACTGCTGGCATCGTTTTGAGGAACGTTTTGAGTTTACCTAGATTCACGAAAACCGGCTTCGCTTCCTGCAAACTCAACATCGGCACCTCCCGCTGCTGTTTGGCTACGAAGAGTTCTTGCGGGTCGATACCGTATCCTTGTGCGATCTTGGTTATCGAGTCCTGCGTAAACCCTTGTCTGCCGTTTTCCATGCGGGACAGGGTGGCGGTTGAAACCCCAGTCATCTTTGCCGCTTTCTGAAGATTGTAACCCAGTCCCTCCCGAATCCGCCTCAATTTCGTGCCGATCATAATTTTTTCATCCTCTGTAATCAAGTGGAATCGGATTTGTGCTTGACTTTTTACACTGAGTGAAAATAGAATTAGTTATGACACGTAAAAAGTCAAAGCATCCATTTATGGAATTCAGGCATCGCAGAAGCCCGAGAATGACCCAGGCCGAACTCGGAAAACTGCTCAAGGTCTCCACCCCAACGGTATCTCGTATCGAGACAGGAGAGCAAAGCATCACCCCCGAGAATGCCGTCAAGTGGGGAAAAATCCTTGGCATAGACGAATCCGAGCTGGTGTTTTTTGGCATCAAATAGACCTCTCCCCTGCCGACATAATGTCAACAAGGAGAGTTCTACTGTGCGGACTTCTGCAAACCCATTTTCCACTCTACAGGACCCCTTGGAAAAGTCAAGATTCCAGACCGAAACACTCAGAAACACCCTCCTGGATGCAATTCGGGACGCTGAGTCATTTCCTCCGGTCGAAGCGATCAGCCTCCTGCTTTCACTTAAAGGATGGTCGGTGTACCGGGTCGCCCGAGAATGCGGGACTACCCGAACGTCCGTATATAACACTATCCACGGCATCCATAATTCCAAGAGGGTCCGGGCTTGCATCACGGAGATTCTAGGCGTTGACATTTGGCAATAACCTCCAAACAGGGATAGGCCCCCTATGGAAGCACAGTTGAAGCTCAATCTGACGAGACAGGTACACGCGGAAGATGGGAACTCACTTGTTCCCGCTTCTACCAGGCTACCCGGAACCATCATTTCCTTACTGGAAGTCGTGACAAAGCGCACCGGCAAGGATCGTTCCAAGCTCATTGCTGAGTACGTTGTTGAGTGCCTGATGCGTGATTTGGGAACCATTGCCATGACTGACCTTCACTCCGCTGATTCGTTGAAAACGATTCTATCAAGAGGGTGAAAGCATGTCACGAATACTGGCGTATGCAGGGGTAGCTTCAAACAGTGGTCCGTATACGGCTCGGAAATCATTGGATATTGAAGGATGAAATCAACAACCTGGGTGCGGAACAGGCTCGCCGGACGACGGACCCGCGCAGTGGCGGTAAGTGGGGGTTATCCTGCCCCGCACCTTTAAAGGAGAGAGTGGGTAAATGAGCAGATTACGAAAGTCAGGCGTTCATACATGTGAAGAGTGGCTCGGCCTCGACCAAGACAAGAAGGATCGGGGGATCTGTGGAGAGCCCGCTGTTATCCGCTGCAACGCCTGTAAGCAGTATTTCTGTGAGGAGTGCTGGGAAGATCATCTACACATGAGCGTTATCACCACCCCGAACCCATGACCCAGGAGACCCTACTTTGACCCCCCTTCCACTGACAGGCAGACGTGGTAAGATGGCCCTCATACCAAAAAGGGGAGGGGAGCCTATGTCACGGTGCAGATACTACCAGAGACAAGATGCAGGGGAGCCGCGCTTTGTCGTTTACCTGTACTACCAGGGGAAGAAGTGGACCCGTACATGGTGCGATGATGGAACACCGATCGATTCCAGGGGAAGGGCCGACCGGATCACGAACCTGATCAACGGAGACCTGGAAAAGCTAGGCAAGGGGTTCAATCCCCGCAAATGGTTTGGCTACGCTCAGAATGAGCTCCTTTTCGGCACCTACGCGGAGAAGTGGCGGCAGAATGTCGTCAAGGGCAGCCGGTATGCAAAGGGGTCCCTTGTGGACGTGGAGCGGTATGTCGCAAGGGCGATAGAGTTCTTTGGAACTATGGACATGAGGTCCATAAAACAGGCCCACATCAAGGATTACCTGTCCAGTCTTCCCCGGCTCGCGCCGGCCACACGGAAAGTTCATCTCGACTTTCTCCATACCATTCTTGCCGATGCAGCCGTTGACTATGAGGACGTTATAAGCGTCCCGCATTTCCCCACGATAGAGATCCCCGAAAAAGAGGTCCCCTGGCTCACTCCCTACTGGCAGGAAAAAATCATTTCGGAGATCCCCGAACATGACCGCCCGATATTCCGGTTCCTGTGTGCATGGCCTGTCAGGACGGGAGAAGCCATGGCCCTCCAATGGAACTGCGTCCACCAAGACAAGGGAATCATCGTCATCAAAAGGAAGTTCTCGAAGGGAAGAAGGACCCGCTTGGAGGAGTTCACCAAGACGAAGCGAGTCCGGTACATGCCTATCACGGACCCGGTTGCCGAGATCCTTCAGGCTGTCAAAAAGAACAGGCTCAAGAGCCCGTATGTTTTCATCGACAAGGGGGGACTTCCCTATACCGGCCACATTTCTACCACCTGGAATGAAGCCCGAGAAAGGGCAGGGTGCCCCGTCAAGGTGACTCTCTACCAGGGCACGAAACACAGCTTCATTACACAGCACAGCGACCAGCTCTTGCTTGCTTCCAAGGCTGCGGGACACACCACATTGCGCCATACCAGGAGATACGAGGGAGTGAACGTCGATAACCTGAAGCAACTGGTAAAGCAGAAACGAACCAGCAACGGGGGGTCTATAGGTTCTTGAAATCACTCACGCCGAATCAAAGAGGACCTTTGCCCCTCCACAATTTGATTCTGAAAAGAATCTTAAACCCTTACTTTAACTCTTACAGCAAAACCTACCATATCCAAATCCAGCAACGGAACAGAAACGAACACGGGTCACGGCCTCCGGCTGTGGCCTATTTTTTGGAGGTGAGGGGGATGGCACGCTGGCACTATTTCAACGAGGAATTTCCTTTTTGTTTTCTGGAGGACTACCCGGAGCAGGGCGAGAGAATGCCGGTAACAGTCTGCGGCAGAAACGCCGAAAACGTCCTGCATACCGAGAACAGAACGCAGGTGACGTGCCGCGTCTGTTTACATGGAATTGTGAAACTGGAAGACGCGGAAGGAGGGGAGTGATGAAAATCTATATCGCCAGTTCTTGGAAGAACCAACATGCAGTCGAAATGCTGACTGACCTACTCAGGACGAAGGGACACGACATCCATTCCTTTGTCGAGAAGGCCGTCTGTGATGAGGGCCGGACCAATATCAAATTCGACTTTGAACAGTGGATCAATAGCAATGACGGCTATGAGAAGTTCCAATATGACACGACAGGAGCCACTAAATCGGATCTGGTTATTTATGTCGGTCCATCGGGAACGGACGCATGGGCAGAGATCGGGGCGGCCTGGGCAGTCGGCAGACCCATTCTCGGATTGTGGGCCAAAGGAGAACAGGCAGGGCTCATGCGAAGAATGGTCATTTGGTTCGCTGATTTCAGGGAACTGCTTGAAGGGGTAGATGAGTACACACAAGCATTAGAGCAGTAACCCGCCCTCCGACGCACACCTGGAGGGCTTTTTCTTGGTCTACGCGGATACAGTATCGACCTGATTTGGCATCGGGGGGATGGCGTAGGGGGAGTGGGTATTGAAACCGTACTTTGAGACCGACCATTGCCGCCTGTTCTTAGCCGACTGCCTGCCAGCCATGCGGGAGATGCAGGACCGGGCTTTTGATTTGGCCCCCGTGGACCCGCCGTATGGGATAGGCAAGAGGCTTGTTTCGGGTGGGGCAACACATGGGTGGACAGGAATGGTTGGGTCTGGTGCTGACAAGTGGGATATCCCACCGCAACCGGAATATTTCAATCAGCTCTTTAGGGTAAGCAAGAATCAAATCATTTGGGGCGGCAATTTCCATTCTCTCCCTCCAACACAAAAGCCCTTATGTTGGGATAAGATACGCCCCAATCAACAAAACGCCAGTGAGTGGGAATTTGCGTGGACTTCCTATGTGGGGAGAGCGGAAAAATTCAATTTTTGTGCAAACGCTGGATTCATTCTCACTGAACCGCGTATCCATCCCACCCAAAAACCCGTAGCCCTCTACCGCTGGCTCCTGACCAACTACGCCAAGCCGGGCGACACGATTCTTGATACACACCTGGGCTCGGGCTCAATAGCGATCGCCTGCCATGACCTTGGATTCCACTTAACAGGGTACGAGATAGACGAAGAGTACCTGTCAGGGGCCGTGGAGAGGATCAAGCGGTATCTGCGACAACCGAAGCTGTTCACGGTAAAGCCCGAGCAACCCAAGCAGGAGAGCTTTTTATGACCATTCCTGAAACCTGGACCGACGTAACCGACGACATCTGCCCACGACCACGCATGGGGGTCAGGTATGCCGACCCCGAAGAGATGCAGGAACCCGAAAATATACACCCGAGGCATGAACACGACTACACCGTGAAGTGTGGAGCCAAACGGCTGGACCTGTCTAAGCACTGGACTGGCCGATACAAAGACGAGCGCGAGTGGCTTCTGGTAATGGTCGGGAGTCTCGGCACGTTCAAGGCTATTGCAAAGCAAATCAAGGTGGCAACGTCAACCGTGACGACTCGGGCGGCAGAGTATGGAATCCACTGCAAGCGCGGGAGACATGGAGGGTTGGCGGAATGAGCGATTTCTACCCGAGATCCCCCGAAGCCGTAGCCTCTCGCCAGGCTGAAGCCCTCGGCCCGCTCGTCCTGCTCAATGAGGCGATGGCCTGGGGGATCATGCTCCAGTGGTTCAGGGAGTTCTGGGCGTGGTGGATGGGGAGGATGAGAGAATGAGGGCAGTTCATTACATGGTCACGAAATACTGGCTTGAATATTACGCCACAGCACACTGCACACTCTGCGGTAACAGTGGAGTAGTTGACACTCGGGGCGTGAAGACACCGGCAGGCGTCCCGGTCGGTCGGCTCAATTACTGCATTTGCCCCAATGGGCAGGTATTGCGAAAGGCAGCCCAAACAAAAAGCCCCTCCGAGGGGGTGTAAGTGAACACAGACCAGGAAATCAGGGAACTGAAACGGGTAATTGCGCTGCAAAAGCAAATCATACGGCTATTGAAAGAGGAATTGCATGGAAAAGGTAAGGATGCTGCCCCACGACCTAGAAGCGGAAAAGGCACTGTTATCAGGTTGCTTCATCCGGCCAGAAATCATAGGCCAAATACAATTAGTACCGACTGATTTTTACCCTGAGAAGCATCAGATTATTTGGGGGTCCATGCAGACGCTCGGCAGGGGCATGGACATCATCACCCTTGAGGCTGCACTTCGGGCATCCGGCAAACTGGAAGCGGTCGGAGGGATACCCTACCTAGGGGAACTGCACGATACGGTAAGCACGTCTGCCGGGTGGAAAGCCCACTCCGAAATCATCCGGGAGCACTCGCAGAGGCGGCAGGTCATCACGGCCTGCCAGGTGACGGCGGATAAGGCGTTTGCCGTGCATGAACCGTTGGAGGATACGCTGTCGACACTCAAAGAGGGAATACGCACCCTCGAGAGCGGGCAGGCCCCGGAACATCTCAGCAACTACGATCTCATGGATCAGATCCAAAGGCACCTCGAGAAAGAGGATGCACCACAGGGACCAAAGACCGGCTTTTTAAACCTGGACAAGTATCTCTACCACCTCGAGCCGGGAACAACGATATATCTCGCTGCCCGACCATCTATCGGGAAAACAGCCCTTGGCTTAAACATCCTCGAGAACGTGTCGACATCCTACCCCGGCACTGCCCTGTTTTTCTCTCTCGAGATGACAGCCGAGAGAATAAGCCGTCGGCGTGTGGCGATGGACTCACAGATTTATCTCTCAAAGATCAGAAACCGCACTGTCGACAACAGCCAGTGGCCAGACCTGCTCGAGACTTTTGATCGTCTATCCAAGAAAAACCCAATGATATTAGACTCCCCGAAATACAAAACCATCGAAATACTCTATTCCAAGGCGGAAACGGTGGCCATGAATGGGCCGATATCTATGATCATGGTCGACCACCTCCAGAAGACCACAACTAGGAAGCGGACGCAGAGTCGACACCATGAACTCTCATTTACAAGTGAACGGCTATGCGATCTCGGAAAGGATCTCGGCTGCCCGGTTGTGGTCCTCTGCCAACTCTCGAGAAAAGTGGAGGAGAGAAATAATAAGCGCCCGATCCTCAGCGACCTGAAGGAGAGCGGAGACATAGAACAGAACGCCGATGTGGTCCTCAGCCTCTACCGCAAGGACAAAGAAGATCCTTGGATGGAAGTTGAATGTCTGAAGGCTCGAGACGGCGAAGCGGGATGGAAGACCATGCTCGAGTTCGAGAGGTTCACGCAGCGGATTTACGACACAGACAGGAGTGTCGAAAAGCAACCGTTAAGGCCGACAGATGATGAGGAATTATAGATGAGCGAAGCGCCAGCATTCCAACTTTATGCAGGTGAGTTCTTGGTTGACACGGCATCATGGACACTTGCCGAGATGGGTTTGTACTGCCGACTGCTCTATTCTGAGTGGGCAAATGGACCTCTTCCAACCGATAAATTAAGGCTCGCAAGGATCGGGGGATGTGAATACCGTATGTTCTCAAAATGCTGGCAACAGGTGAGCAGCAAATTCGTGCATACGGAAGACGGCACAGGATTGATAAATTTGAGGCTTGAAGAGACACGGGAAAAACAGAGGCAATACCGTGAAAAGCAAAGACAAAAAGGTAAAAGGAGGGCAGAACAAAGGTGGGGAAAAACTATAGCCACGGCTATAGCCACGGCTAAGCCCACGCTACAGCCGGAAGGTAGCTCTTCATCTTCTTCTTCTTTATTACCCCCTATATCCCCCCAAAGTTCTGAAATAGCCGAAAGCAAAAATGGCGCTATTCCCTATTCGAAAATTCGTGAGCTTTGGATTGAGATTCTACCGATGCTTCCAAGACCTCATCCGAAGAATGAGGCGTGGTATGTCCAATGTAAAGCGCGATGGCATGAGGATGAAAAACGGCAGGACTTGGAATGGTGGAGAAAGTTTTTCACAAAGATCGGCCAACTCCCATTTTATCTAGGGGAGAACGACCGGGGATGGAAAGCGCAAATCTCATGGGTCATGAAGAGGGAGAAATTCTATTCACTACTCGAGAAGAGGATTGAGCAATGAACGAAGCCGACGTGACAAAGCAGGAGGGGAAAATGAACGTACTCGCAATAGATCCAGGGCCGGTTGAATCGGCGTTTGTCATTTGGGACGGGAAAGAGATTATCGGTAAGGCAAAACTGAGCAATGACGCTGTTCTTACTGTCTGCCGACATGCGGAAGACACTGGTGCCAATGTCTGTATTATTGAGCAGATCAAATCCTACGGCATGGCTGTATCCGACTCCATATTCGATACGGTTTTCTGGTCTGGTCGGTTTTGTGAGGCATGGGGGAATCAGGGCTTTTTTGATCGGATGCCCCGCAAGGATGTCAAGATGTATCTCTGCCATTCCATGAGGGCCAAGGATTCCAATATTCGGGCTGCGCTGATCGACCGGTTTGGTGAGCCGGGGAAGAAAGCAAATCCGGGTATTCTGTATGGAGTATCAAAAGACATTTGGGCTGCTCTTGCTCTCGCTGTGACGTGGTACGACCAACATAATGGAGGCCAACATTGAAATGGATTAAATGTCCCTGGAATCCACGGCTGAGATGCTACGAGCACAACGAGCGGACGTGCCCATTTAACATGGGTGCATGGATTTTAGCAGTCGAAGAGTGGGCGCTGAGTGGCCGCACTCCCCGCAGCCTGGACCCCGGTGCCATACTCGGCAGCCTGGATATCGGAAGCAGCGAGAGGCAGGCGGTACGGTCGGCCAATATCAATCAGTTGTTCCACGACCCAGAGGCGGTACTAGACTGGCTCCAGGCGGGCATAGCCAGAATGCCGATGAGCGTTTGCCAAGATCTCAAGCAGGCGGGCCGGAAATGGAGGATGGCGCGGGAGTGGGAAAAAAGCACAAAGGAGAGTGGTGAAACGTGCCCAACCGACACAAGGGACGGTATCGCCACACTACAGATAGGGGGTGTGCGTGAGGCGTAGTATTCCCCACGAAAACGGGAAAACCGTAAGTGTCTGTTTTGTCTAGGGGTGGGTATTGAAAACAGCGAGCTACAGGCTTTTTGGTATTTGGGCAATAAAAAACCCGGCGCAAACCGGGTTGATAGTTTAGGTGGAGGGCGGTTATTTGCCTTCCCTCCCTTCTGCCTTGGCTAAGATGCTGGCAAACTCTTTTCCCACGGCCTCAAGTGATTCCCTTTGTCCATCCGTCAAACCATGCCGAAGTGTATCCCAAACCGTTCTGAGCAGGAGGCTACCCATTTCGGCCAGTTCAGGCGCGGCAGCGATCAGGTCCAGATTGGCAGCATCCTCTTCGGTGCGTTCGCGCTCGCAGTTCACAACGATAAAATTACCGTAAGCGTTTACCTGTTTAGAAACAATCGCTCCATCCAATACTTCCCATGGTCCCGGTGTATGCTTCATCTCCCTTCCCTCCCTTCCTTCGCTTCCATCCAGACTCTCACAATTCCCTGTGATGGAATCTTACGCGTTTTGATTCTCTTTTCCGCCGCCGCGTTTCGCCATCTATTGCCTTCTGCCTCTACGCCTTCTCGTTTTGCCTTTGACTGAGCGTGATACATTGCATTGAGTACCCAATACCTACCATCAGAATCCAGGGTTTCGAGTGCAGCCGTAAACGCTTTACCATTCGAGATGTAGGGGATTCGCTCATCTCCACCGCCATGCCGTACCAACAACTGCAATCCTCCAAATTTCCCCTTGATGACACGGTAATGGTGGCAGTGTGAATCAATGCCGCCGCATCTTCCCGGCTCATCGAAAAGGACCGTATCTCCGTCTTCAATGGCGGGTGGATTTACAGGGTGTATCCCTTCCATTCCTACGCTGCTCCATAGGTATCCAGGTTCACCGTTCTTTGTAGGCTTAATGCAGCAACACATATTACTTCCTCCCTTCCTGCGCCTGGTACTCCCTGAGTACCCGGATGATGATTTCGGCCATTGTGGTGTCGGTCTGCGCTGCGTGGGTTTTGAGCCATCTACGCAGTTCCTCGGGTAACTGGATTGTGGTTTTCCGGTCTCCGCTCATTTTGATTTGCTCCATTCTTAGGGTGGGCATTTTCCTTTCCTCCTTTTGGTCTCATCAGCCGGGGCAAAACCCCAGGACCGGCCGGAGCCGGTTTCGACCTAGTTGCCGTTAAACTCGGGGGACAGGATTCCGTATCCACCCCAATCCCGATGGATGTCCAGGTTGTGCTCTTTCACATAGGCATCATTGATCTTGAGAGCGTATCCACGGGGATCGCCATTGAAGAAAACCGGGATTCCTTGAGCCTTGTAGTTCAAGATCTTGTCAAGGGATTTCATGACGCTGTGTTCTTGCCGGTCACTCTCGAATTCGTTGTCAATAATCCCATTGCAATAATCCTCAGCAATCCTGTGCGCTTTGGCTTCAAGACGATGCACTTTCTTTGCGAGTTCAACCGGGCCGATATGGTCGCCCACGATGAAGATTCTCTTGAGCTTGAATCCGTGCTGCAAAATCTGCTCTCTCATGCGGTCTTTTTTATTCATAATCATTCCCCTTTCCTGATTTAGTGGTTTGCTCCAACTCCGCTCCCGTGTCCCGGCTCATGGAGTCGGGAGTGGGGATAGGGTTAAGCGTTGTCAGCCTCGGTATACAATTTGTCATTAACGATGATGCTCTCGCCCTCTTTAATCCGATAGCGATCCCCGCGCCATTGCCTCTTACAGGCTCGCTCCGCAGCGTCGGCAGCTTGGTTGTAGGTAGGGTAATAGCGCGAGCGATATACAATTTCCCCGGTAAGTCTGTCTTGGATTTCCGTTCTGTGCTTTACCATTTTCCCCTCCATGCCCATCGGGCGGTTGTGTGGGTTAGGCGTTATTGTAGGTTATCTTCATTATTTCCAGCTGCCTCAAATAGCATTCCCCCGCGTCTGTACCATCATTGCGGCGGAGTCTAGCAACAAAGCCGGTGCAACCGTGGTCTTTGTAGTAGATATCAGCAATTTGTACTATTGTTCCGTCTGGCTTATTGGCAAAGGCTCCTCTGTAATCGTGTGCCGGACCGAACTTCCCGAATTCTGCTTTCATGTTGTCCCTCCCCTTCGTATTTGCCCGTAAATATTGCAATCAATATGCCAATAATTACGGAATCGTATTGTCTCAATAACATCAAGTACATAAGTAAAAATGGTGATTTCAGGAATGGCATCAAAAAGTATGCCAATGTAACTTGAGAGTTGACATGCAAAACGATATAATCATGGAATATCAAGTAAGAATAGTGAGATAAGGACAAATTGCGGTGAAACAATCAGGTTACAGTAGGGTGTAAACAAGCAGGAGACAATACCTTATATCAAGATAGGCAGAAGATAGAATCGGATTTTCATATTTTTTATTCTTTGGTAAATCAGACAGATAAAGGTGATTCAAGAAAAATGTTGACATCTGGAATCAGTCTGATAGTATAAGCTCCAGAAATTTCCATCTCAGCCTCGACTCCCAAAGGAGCCGGGGCTTTTGCGTCTGGAGCCTATGCAGATCATCAAACAGCCAAAACATCCCCTCTTAGTACGAGATGACATGGAGTACGCCCGATATCATCTGAGCAATAACCGGCAGCGCTCCAATAATGATCCTCCTGCACTGGGGATATTGCGATATGTGACGAGGTATCGCAAGAGAGAGGATAAGGACCAAGTAGTCAAGCACTCCTGATGCTAGGCCAAGTGTCAGGATGTGATTCCAGGGCCAGTTCCGGGGCACTCCCCTGCTTCGGGCTGGCCCTTATCATTTGGGGGAGCAAATGAATCCAAAAACGATCATTCGCAAAGCGAAGAACAAAGAAAACCCATACGCGCAGATTGCCAAGACAGCAGTGCAGGACAAGCGGCTAACCTGGAAGGCAACCGGTCTACTAGCTTACATCCTGTCTCTACCTGATGACTGGCAGATATACGCCGTTGACCTCGCAAGGCGCAAGGCTGATGGAATATCAGCCACAAGGTCGGCTTTGAAAGAGTTGGCGACTGCCGGATACATAGAGCTTATTTCGTCCAGAAACGAAAAGGGTAAGTATATCAAGCATGAACACTTAGTTCATGAAAACCCATTGACCACAATCCAGAAAACTGAATACGGATTTCTGGACACTACTAATACTGATTTAACTAATACACAGGATTTCTCCTCTCTGGACCGGCTCAGATACGATACTGATCCGATGTATCGGGCTGAGTTTGATGAGGCAAGCAAGGCCAAACACTAACCAGCTCTCTCCTCCTGTTTTACCCACGCGTCCAGGAGGACCACGGAAAGAGGCAAACAGAGGTTCGATAATGCCAGCAGGAAGACCCCCACTCTGGACCGACCCGGAAGCACTGGAGCAGGCAGTTGAGGAGTATTTTGCAAAATGCGAAAGCCGGATTCTCATAAAGCAAGTGGTATCCAAAGGTGATATTGTCAGGATGGAAGTCCCCACTCCTCCAACCCTATGCGGTCTGTGTCTGCACCTACGGATCAGTGAAGATACGCTGGAGGAGTACGGAAAACGGCCGGAATTTTGCGGCATCATTTCACGTGCGAGGGCCAGAGTCAAGGAATCCACCGTGTCTGTGGCGATGATCGGAGCCCTCGAACCCAAGATCGCCGGACTGGTATTGTCTAGTGATTTCGGATACACAACCCGTTCTGAGGTTGGAGTCACGGCTGAGACCCTTGAGGACATCCTTGGCAAACTGGGCAAGGGTGGGACAGATGGTTGAGTCAAAATGATGATAAATGGCTTTCCTTCCAGACCCACAGAGTCTAGCTTAATGTTTTACATTGAGACTGATTCTTGCTTATTCCTTTGCCTCGGGAATTATCGGGGAAGCGGTAAGTACCCGGAATGACTCAATCGGGTGGTTTACATAATCTTGATTATCGGAAGCTGTGAACGGAAAAACACAAGGAATTTCAGGGGTTGTGATTCCGTCGTGCTGAAGTGGGTTGGATTGAGTCTCTGTCCTCCTGGGGATTCAGGCTCAATGCCGGGCCAGACTCAGGCCAGGCGATCCGGACGGCGACCGGGGGGCATGGATAAAATCGGAGGGGTAAGCCGGGGGGTGGGTGGACGTAACGAAATCCCCCCTGTCTTCCCCCCTTCTTCCTACACAGAAACACTTTTTCTGGGCTGACTTTTTGGAGGGGACCATGGAACACTTCGCTTCGTTGCCAGAAGGTTCTGGTGCAATCGTGGGTCTACATAGCGCTGGCGGTTTCCTCTACGCGATGACGGATACGCATCGTGTGTTCCGGTTCGACATGGAGAAAAACATGGTGGAGTTGGGGATACAGCCGCCCAATGAATTGATGTGCTGACCGTCACGGGCTTTGCTTTCCCCGTTCTTCTGTGAGGAATTTCTTATGTCTGAAGAATCTTTTGCCTTACTGGGGTTGGCGATTTCCATCGTTGGGGTGATTTTCTCGCTGGCCGGGATAGCCTTTAGTATTGGTCTTTTTAACACAATCTAACCCACTTAGTTCCAATTAGCAGGGAGAAAAACACCGGAGTCGCACTAGCTCAACTGGCAGAGCGGGGGTTTTGTAAACCTCGGGTTGTGGGTTCGATTCCTACGTGCGGCTCCAAGAAATCGGAGGGGGGATGAAGTTACCACAAACGGTCAAGGTCGGCGCTCACACCTACAAGGTTCTCTTCCCCTACAAGTTCAAGGAAAGGGCTGATTATGCGGGGCAAGCCGACCATTCTCTACTGGAAATTCGCATTTGTGAAGGTGATTCCTGCGAGAACAAACGTGCTGACAGTAAGATCATGGGCACCCTGATTCACGAGGTCATCCATTGCGTTTCCGAGACATGGACAATCGGTCTTGAAGAGAAGCAAGTCGAGCAGTTGGAAGAAGGCTTCATGGCCGTTCTGGTAGATAACGGATGGCTGAAACTGGGGGAATAGGTATGGATGTCTACCCTCCCGTACATCTTGGCAACGGTCCTGTGGATGGGGGGATGGACGGCGATTCTGTTCTGCCTCTAGGGGGGGGCTGCCGTAACCCCTGAGAATATTTTCTCTTAAACCGGATTCTGAAAATTACAAACCCAATTTTGCAAGGTGAAACCGATGAACCTCGTTGACCTGAAGATTCCGAAGAAGACGAAGAAGGAAATGGAAGCGGAGATGAAGCCGATTGCGGCTTACGAGGATCAGGACCGCTATCCCTACGGGCTTTGCCTTTCTTTCGGGAAGGATGAGGTGGAGAAGGTGGAGGCCCTGAAGAAGTTGAACGCAGGAGATCAGGTGATGATTCAGGGCGTGGGGTACGTGAAGGAGGTGTCCATCTCGGAGTCAGGGACAGGGGAAGGGAAAGAAAAGACCCGGCATCGGGTGGAGATTCAGATTACCTCTGTCGGGGTGGAGGGAAAGAAGAGGCCCCAGGACATGGACATGAAGGAGTATGCCAAGTCGAGGGGCAAGAGCTACTAGCGGTAACTGCTCCCTGTCTGGTCATAGCGGGGGTTTACCGGGGCGATGTAATACGGGTTGGCGTAGCTCCCCAGAGGGCTGATGTTCTGCCTCTGCTGGTCGTAGGGATTCTGAAGGGGCCTGACTGGAACTTGGGTGTAGGGCCGGACGGCCTGCTGGTGCTCGTACTGATTGAAGGGCTGGTAGGGGGGTGGGTTGTTGGGCGTTACGGGGTGGAACTGAAGGTATTGGGCTGAAGCGACGGAAGCGAGAAGCAGGACAAGGGCGACGGCGCAGAGGATCTTTTTCATGTCGGTCTCCTTTCCAGAGTGGGATGAGGGGATTGTAGACACAAACGGGATGGAAGTCAAGGAGGGGGGATGCAATGAATAAGAGAGAAGAGATTCAGAGGCTCAGTAAGTTGGTTGAACGGCTGTGGGACGAAAACGAAAAACTGAAGAATGAACTACGTAACGAAACGACCATTTGCTTTGACTTTAATCCACTCCCAACTGATGCAGCGGGCTATCTAAATCTTGCCCGTGGAAGGCCAGGCGTGATGTTGCCTTCTTACGAGGAGGTTCCTATACGAAAAGTGGTGATGCTCCTAATGGATCACCTTGGCCTTGTACTCAAAAAGAATCCTCCCCAACCGAAGCATGAGCCGTATGCGTTGGAGCGTCCCGTTACCGACAAGAAGGAAAAGAAGTGACCGTCATTCTATGATTGACTTTTAATTCCCTTTATTATACCATGTGGAAAATTCTGAAGGGGGGAATCATGGTATGGAGGAATTGAAAGTTAAACTTACTGGTGCTTGTCCGTTGCTCATGCACGACAACAAGGCCGCGAATCCGCTAAATGCCTACGCCAAGGCGCTGAAGGCTCTGACCTCAAAGAGGAAAAAGAGCGATGACGATCACCGGGAAATCGCAAGGCTGGAATGGGAATCCGGGCTGTACTTGCATGAAGGGATTGTTGCTATTCCCGCAAAATGCACAGACAAATGTTTCTGGGAAGGGGCCAAGAGAAACAAGAACGGAAAACTGTACAGAAGCGGGGTTATGGTAGCGGAAGACTTTCATCCCCTTAACTACAAGGGAGCAAAGATCAGCGTCAAGGAGAGCAGGGAGATACCAAACCCTGACTTGGACAAATTCTTCGAAGATCATGCCCATACGTCAATCGTAAAGGTCGGAAATCAGCAAGTGGTTCGGACAAGGCCGATATTTCACGATTGGTCGTTGGAATGCACCCTGTACGTGGATACCGGAGTGATAAACCTCTCTACGGTCCTGGATATTGCGAAGGATTCCGGGAGCTACGTCGGGCTTCTTGAGCAGCGGCCAAGGCTGGGAAGGTTCAATGTTGTGAAGTTGTAAGGCGCTACTGGGTCGGGCTCGGCTTGGCAGGGTAGGGCGTGGCGCGGTTCGGCATGGTTAGGCACGGCTGGGTTGGGCGCGGTTTGGTGAGGCTTGGTCGGGCTTGGCAAGGTTAGGTTGGGCAGGGCTTGGCAGGGCAACCAAACAAGAAAGGAGGGGAAGATGGAGGAAGTCAAGAAGCATCCTCTTTGGCATGAAGTGGTGGATTACATCGCTGAGGATGTCAAAGAGAAAGGCTATGGACTGTTTTACAGCCACCAGGAATTGAGAACCCTTCTGGGCATCCCGGAACCCACAACGATCGAGGAATCCGAAAAGGGTAACTTAGATTACATGAGCGCGCTTCACTCCCTCAGTCAGGAATTACTGGTGGAACACAACATACACCTCAGCAACAAATACAGAGAAGGCTACACCGTATCTGTACCGGATGACCAAGTAACGAAGGAAGTCATCAAGCGTTTCGAAAAAGCCGTAGCTTGGATAAGGAAGGGGTGCAAGGTGAATATACATGTCAACTTCCAAATGTTGAGCGACAAGGCTAAGGATCAACAAATCCGAAACGCTCAAAAGGGCGCTTTTATCCTTCACGCGTCCCGTAAGAGAAAGTTCGACGTTCCTCCTGAGCCACCCAAGATCAGCGAATCAACATCTTCTTGAATCATGGCGTGGCTAGACTAGGCACGGCACGGCTTGGTGGGGCTGGGCTTGGCAAGGCGCGGCGAGGCAGGGCTAACACTACATAGTCGTTAGCGACAACACTTCACCATAAAACAGACAGCAACTACAGACCCGATCAGGCTCAGGCCGGTCGGGTTTTTGTTTTGGGAAGAGAATGAATGACCGAACTTCGTCCCGTCGAACAAGCCATACTGTCTTATCAGCAAAATTACGAGAAGTTCGCCAAGGACTGCATCAAGGTCAGGGACCACAACACGGCTGAGATTTTGCCCTTGAGGTTTCGGCCGGGACAAAGGGTCATGCACGCCGTAGCGGAGAAGCGGAAAGCCGAGATGGGCTTTCTCAGGATCATGCTTCTCAAGAACAGACGTTTCGGGGGATCGACCTACATCGGGGGGCGCGGGTATCACAGGGCGTCTCTGAATTTCAATCAGTCGATTTTCATTATCGCCCACGAAGACAAATCGACCACGACTCTCTACCGCATGGTCCAGCTCATGCAGGAGCAGAACCCCATTGCTCCCAGCACGATCACCTCGAACGCTATTGAACTGAGGTTCGATAGGAGTAAGGGCAAGGGGCTGAAGTCGGAATACAGCCTTGCGACGGCCAAAAACGTGGAAGCCGGTCGTTCCCAGGGGGTTCATTTCCTCCATGGGTCCGAAGAGGCGATGTGGCCCGGACATGCAGACGAACTCCTTGGAAGCCTTTTCCAGTGCGTCCCGAGACCTCCTGCCGACACGGAGATATGGAGGGAGTCCACCGGTAAAGGGTATGGGAACTCTTTCCAGCGGGACGTGTTCGACGCCTACAGCGAAGGGAAGTACCCGTACTTCACGGCCTTGATTTCCGAGTTCGCCCCGCACATGCCTTTGGCGGATGTGGAGTTCACCTTCGCTTACCACAACCCGGACAGCGATTGGATTCTGATTTTCATCCCGTGGTTTCTGGACCCATCGTGCCAGAAGAAGTTTGAAAACCCCGAGAGGAAGGAGCGTTTCCTTCAAAGGGTCGTTGGGGCAAAGAACCGGAAGGAAGATATCAACTACGGGGTGGAGGAGCTTCAGAAGAAGTACAAGCTCACCAACGAGCAACTGTACTGGAGAGAGTGGTCGATCAAAAACGAGTGCCGGGGGGATGTGGGGCTTTTCAAGCAGGAAAACCCCCTGACGATTTTTGAAGCCTTCAGGACTAAGGGGTCGAACCACTACAACCAGGAATTCTGCGACATGGTGGAACGGGGATGCCTGAAGCCGATAGGTGTAGGGAATGTCGTAAGGCGGATGGGAGTCCCTGTCATCGAGCCGAACCCGAACGGGCACCTGTCCGTATGGGAGACTTACGACCCACGGGAGATTTACTTCCTGACCGTCGATGCTGCCGGAGGAATGCGGGAGATCCACCAGAAGGAGAACAAGGAACCGGACAAGACGGTCATCGACGTTTGGAACCGGAGGACCGGGAACCAATGCGCCCAGTGGTATGGGCATGTGGATTACGACCTGATTTCCGATGTGGTTGAAGCAGTAGGGGAGATGTACGGACGGGCGACCGCGTGTCCCGAGTTGAACAATCACGGATATAAGGTCGTGGGAGACCTGAAGGCCAGGGAATACCCGATGTACTCCCATAAGCCGGGAGAGTACGGCTGGAGCACGAATAAGAAGACAAAGCCGGAAATGGCTGACGGGCTTCTGGACGGATGCCGCGAAGGTGTCATAACGATTCGGTGCAGGGAAACGGTGTCTGAGATGCGGACCTATATCGAGAAATCGGGGAAGTTCGGGGCTGAGGCGGGGTGCCATGACGACCGGGTGACTACCGCTCAGATTGCAAGGCAGATGATGGACAAGCTCCCCAGGAAGATCGAGCGAGGGCCGGAAGACCACAATGTCAGAGACCACAATGTAGAGACGGCATGGATGGCTAGTTGAAATGGATGAAAAAGACCTCATAAAAACGGCGTTAGAGCAGGCGAACTCGGCCATTGAATTCGAGAAGGACAACCGGGAGAAGGCCGTTGAAGACTCAACCTTCGTGTTTTCCGAGGATCAATGGGACGAAACTGTCAAAAACGACCGCGCCGGCCGTCCCTGCCTGAACGCCAATGACCTCCCTGTCTTTCTCGACAAAGTGACTGCCGCGCAGAGGATGAACCGGGCGGGTATCAAGGCCATGCCGGTCGATTCCAACACGGACCCCGAGAAGGCGGAAATCGTGGGCGGGCTTATCCGCTACATCGAGCACGTTTCAGACGCTCATGTAGCGTATGACATGGCCCTTGAGGATGCGGCTGCGCGTGGGTATTGCGGGGCCATCCGGGTGCTGACGCAGTACGAGAACGAGGATGTGTTCGACAACGAGGGTAACATCAAGGACGAGTATCGGAACGTGGTGGACGCCTTCAATCAGGAGATCAGGATTTCCCCTGTCGATAATTCCCTGAACGTCCTGTTCGACCCACGGGCAAGGCTCTGGCACAAGAACGATGGAAAGTTCATGTTCCTGCTGGACGACATTCCGGTAGATCAGTTCAAGGAAGACTACCCCGATGCCCAAGTGATCGACTTCGAGGCCGAGAAGTTGCCCGAGAACCTGAAGGACTGGTACTCCGTTCATGACAAGACCGTTCGGATTGCGGAGTGGTTCAGGAAAGAGCGCAAGGGGACCAAGAAGATTTACCTGATTTTCAATCAGGAGAAGGAAGATTACGAAGTCCTGAAAGAGAAACCGGCTGAAGGAATCACCATCCTCAAGGAACGGGAGATCGAGGACTTCGATATCGTGTGGCGGAAGATTTCTGGTACGGCTGTTCTGGAAGGTCCGATTCGGATACCAGGGAAATTGTGGCCGATCATTCCTGTCTGGGGGAAAGAGGCGAACGTCAACGGGAAGAAACTCTATCGCGGTCTCTTCCGGTACGCCAAAGACCCGCAGCGGATGTATATCTACACGCAGAGCGCCATCACGGAACTGCTGGCCCTTCAGCCAAAGGCCCCATTTATTGCAACTCCTAGAATGACTGAAGGATTCGAGTCACAATGGAGACAAGCAAACACAGACAATTCCCCAGTTCTGTATGCTAACCCTGATGAAAAAATGCCTGGGGTGTTTCCTAGACGTGAGGTTCCCCCTCAGATTCCATCCGGCCTTGTAGAGCAGGGAGCGCAACGGCAGATCGAGAAGAAGGACATCATCGGGCTTCACGAAGCGTCCCTTGGCAGGAAATCGAACGAGACCTCCGGGCTTGCCATACGGGAAAGGAAAGCGGCGGACGATGCCGTTACCTTCGCCTATCATGACAACCTTGTGAGGGCCATTCGTCAAGTCGGGCGCGTGATCGAGAGCATGAGGCCGGAGATTTACGACACGGCCAGGGTAATCAAGATGCTCGGCATTGATGGGAAGACCATCACCACACAAGACGTAAACCGTACTGTAGAAGGTGAGAACGGGGAGCAGAAGCCGAAGGTTGACCTGACAGTCGGTAAGCACGACATCATCATGCAGACCGGTCCTTCTTACGCGACACAGAGACAAGAGGCGTTGGACAGGCTTCAGGCCATCATGCAGTATGCCCCGCAGATTGCCCCGCTCATTGCGGACGTGCTTGTGGATTACATGGACATCCCGCGTGGTGAGAAGTTGGTCAAGAGACTGGAAACTCTGCTTCCGCCTGAAGTCAGGGAGATGGAGGGCGGACAGCCTCCGCTTACACAGGAGATGGTTGCCCGGATGATTCAGGATGCCGTGGAGGAGTTCAAGCAGAGCCTTGAGGGTCAGAAGGAAGCCCTGAAGGTGGAGCAGCAAAACCTGAAGGTGCAGCAGGAAGAATTGAAGCTCAAGGAAGAGCAGGTCCGGCTTGCCAAGGAAGCGACCGCGCTCCAGGGAAAAGTGGCGGACATGGGAGGGGAAGGCGGCAGTCCTATAGAGGGCAGACAATACGGTGGTCCTGTGAATGCTGGACAGCCGTACATTGTTGGAGAGAATGGCCCAGAAGTGATTGTTCCAGGACAAGACGGAAATGTTATACCTAACCACTACGGGGCGCGATCAGATGGGTCTCCAAAGGGATTAGGATTTCTGGGGGAACTAAAGCGACCGGACGGGAAAGTTTCAACTGAAATATCCATTGGCGTTAATCTTGATGGAAGAGAGATCGAAATTCCATCCCTAGTCCCCACACTGACAAAGCAGGAAGTCAATCATTTGCTATCTGGCGGCCAGCCAAACGATGTCATTGTACGAAAGGCCATGGATTACGCAAGGTACAGAATCGCAAAGGGTAAAAGTCCATTTGCACAACAAGGTGAACAAATAAATATACAGAAACTAAATGCTATAGCCAAAGGAATTGAACACCTTAAAGATATAGATAGCATGGGCTTGACTGATCCAGAAAAAGATTACCTTCATAGCCAAGTTAAATATATTGCTACACAGGAAATGGAAAAACAGATGAGGGGCAGGAAATGAGTGAAGACAAAGACCCAATGCTCGATGAGTTCCGTTTCTGCGATACGTGCGAACCGAGAGTGCTGAAACTCGTTGAGCATATCCGAGAGCAGGAGAACGCCATTATCGTTGCGAAGCAGGCGATTGAATCCATTAGCGCACTAAACAAGCGGCTGACTGAGAAGTACCACAAACTCCGGGCCGAGTTCGACATGTTCATGTCCAAGCTCGAAGAGACCAAGCGGAAGGGCGAAGCCTGGAAACTCAAGAAGAAGCTGGACGAAATGGACAAGCAGGTCCAGCGGTTTGAGAACAGGAGCCGTCTTCTCGTATGATGATCTTTCCCCACCAACACTTCGCCTTCTACCACATGAACAAGGCGGGTGGGACTTCCATCTGCAAAATGCTGGAGTCCTTGCCGTACAAGTGGGAGCAGGTGGGGAAGAAGCACGTCCCGCTTTCGAGAAAGAATTTCCCGGAGTTTTCGGAATACGTGGTTTACGCAAATATCCGCAACCCGTTCAGCCGGACCGTGAGCATTTACGAGTACAGGCGGCAGTTCTCGCAGAGGACGCGATTCAAGACCGTCAGTTTCAACGAGTTCTTCTATGAATACTGGCTTGCGAAACCGTTGGATGAGTTCAAACCGCAGCATGAGTACCTGTTCCTGAACGGGAAGATTCCCGAGAACGTCCATTGTGTCAAACTAGAAGAGGCGGAAACGTGGTGGCCGTCCATCGTAAAGTCACACTTCGGAAGGGACGTGGAAGTACCAAGACTGAACACGACTGCCCACGGAGACCCGATGGGGTACTTCAGGGGCGGGATGGTCAAGGCAGTCAAGACAAAGGAATGGTGGGCGTGTGGGGAATATGGCCTTTAGCCTTCAGCGTCTATTCGACATTCTGAAAGAGATCGTGACGCGCAAATTCACGGGGTCGCTTGAGATCCATTTTACTGAGGGAGGAATCGGGAAAGTCATAAAACACGAACAAGTGAAGTAGCGTTGCAACGGCAGGGCGGGATGTATCGCGCAACTGACGGCTCGGCAATAGCCGACAACCGGAGTGTGTTGCAGATAACACCAATAAGACGCGAAAGCGCACCGGGGACATCCCACTAAACCCTGTCTTCCGTACCTTGCAGGACTAGCAATAGTTACCTGAAGCCGGGAGCGATCAGTCAAGAAATTGGCCGGTCGCTCCCGGCTTTTTTGTTTCTAAACCGCTTTCACTTACTCAGGGGGAGAGTATGCCGACGCAAAAAAACATTGGCGAAAATGACGGATTGGACAGCACGGGCATCGTGGAGGATGTCTCCTACACACCGACCGAGAAGGATGCAGACACGCCGGATGAAAAGTCCGACGCGCAGCGGATAGCGGACGGAGACATCGCGGTAACTGACGAAGACAGCGAAATGTTCGTGTCTCCCGATTCCGTATTTCACAAACCTGCTGGAGACGACAAGAAAGAAGAGTCTCCTGAAGAAAAGAAGGAAGAAGCAAAGCCTGGCGAAACGCCTGACGGGAAGAAAGAAGAGAAACCGGAAACCGACAAACCCTCTGGCGAGAAGCCTGAAGAAAAGAAAGAGGGGGAGAAAGACAAAAAACCCCCTGCGGCCGCGCCTGATCCCATTCAAAAACGGATCAACAAGGCTACCCGTGAGAAGTACGAGGCGATACGAAGGGCCGAAGCCGCCGAAGCGAAAGCGAAGAAACTCGAAGATGAGTTGAACGCTCAGAAGGTGCAAGCCGAGAAAGCCAAGCTCGAATCCGAAAAGCCGAAGGCAGAGGATTTTGAGAACGTGGACGATTACCAAGTGGCGCTCGGCAAGTGGGCGGCAAAGACCGAGATATACGAATCGAAGTCTCAGGAAGCGCAAAAGCCCAAAGAAGAGAAGAAACAGGAACCGGACGAAGATCCCCGCAAGAGGATAGTCGATCTTGGTCAGGAGACCTACCCCGACTTTTTGGAAGTCGTTGGTGCGGTGCCTCTTACAGAGGAAACCTTCAATGCCGCAAGTGACTCCGACCATGCCGTTGAAATCTTCTATCACCTGGGCCAGAACCCCGAGACCGCCAAGAAGCTCGCTTCCCTCAAATCGCCTGTCGCAATCGCACGGGAGATTGGGCGCATCGAAGCCCAATTCATCGACAACGTGCCGGAAGTGAAAGCCTCCACCGGAGGCGAAGATACCGAACTTCCCAAAGACAGCAAAAAACCGAAACCGCCATCCGCTCCCCCTCCCATCAAGCCTGTAGGTGGTGCTGGCAAGGTCTCCAAGACCCTCGAAGATGCCAGCATCGGAGAATACTACGCACAACGCGGCTACACGCGGGACGGGATGAAGAAGAGCAGGGTGGCATAAGAAGGAGATAGATCATGCCATCCACCAATACGCTGCTCACCCCGACCATCATTGCCAAAGAAGCATTGATGATGCTGACCAACAGCCTTGTGATGGGGAAACTCGTTTACAAGGAGTACAAGAACGAATTCAAGAAGGTTGGAACTTCCGTGTCCATCAGGAAGCCCAACAAGTTCACCGTGACCAAGGCGCAAGCCAGAAGCAATGAGAACGTCACTGAGTACAAAGAAACCCTGACCGTTGCGACTCAGGCGCATGTCACTTGGGCTTTCTCTTCGGTCGAACTCACCATGACCATCGAGGAGTACAGTCAAAGGTACATCCAGCCTGCCGCTGCGGAACTGGCGAATACCGTCGATTACGACCTGACCGGGCTGTATGACGACGTGTTCTCCCAGAAGGGAACCCCCGGAACCACACCGTCGAACTTTTCCGACCTTGGGGCCTGCCAGCAAGTTCTTGATGAGCTTGCGGCTCCTTCCCCGAGAGTGGCAGTCATCAACCCCGCCGCTCACTGGGCGATTGCCGATGGGCTGAAGGGCACCTTCGCTTCCAAACCCGCCAACGACATTCTGACCAAGGGATACCTTGGGACCATTGCGAACCTCGATATCCACATGGATCAGAATATCAGGCGGCATACGACCGGGGCATTCACGACAAGCTGCACCCCGCTCGTTGACGACGATCCTGGAACGAACATCCAGGAGGGTTCGTATCAGATTCAGTCCGATGGATGGAACGCTTCAGCCGCCGTTCTGAAGGCAGGCGATGTGTTCACCGTTGGGAGCGGAGCCGCGTCCTACGTCTACGCGGTCAACCCCAAGAGCCGGGTCAGCACCGGGCAGCTCAAGCAGTTTGTGAGCCTGAACGACGAGACTGCCGATTCTGCCGGGAACGTCACCATCGACGTTATGTCCTCGACCTCTGAGGGCATGAGAAGCACCGGGTCTTACAAGAACATGACCCGGCTTCCCCCGAACGACGCGTCCATCAACATGGTGGGAACGGAGTCCACGGAATACCCGATGAACCTCATTTTCCACCCGAACGCCTTCGCGCTCGTAACGATGCCTATCGCCATGCCAGCCAACACCTGGGGCGCGAGAGTCACCGACAAGCAGATGGGGCTTTCGATCAGGGTAGTCAAAGCGTATGACATCGATCAGGACGAGGAAATTCTGAGAATGGATATTCTTTTTGGAGTCGCCTGTCTGTACCCTGAGCTAGCTGCCAGAATGGTGGGGTAGCAACCCGTTAACCACACTCCGATATTCCTCATGAGGGGGAGGAATGTCCATAGCGATGTCAGTCTCAAAGCGGCACAAGGCTGCCATTGCTCTTTGCCAAGGCCGACAACAAAAGGAGAAAGGAAATGGGACAAAATTTGAGATACAGTCCCCTCGAATGGGATGAGAAGCTGAAGGTCTATAACTTCGGCGGATACGGGGCGACAGGTCTTTTACTGGAAGCCCTGACTACCACCGGCAATGTTTTCTACGTGGACAATGGGAACACTCAGTCTTTCAACGGTTCCGGCGATTGGGGCCGGTCTCCGTCGAAACCCCTTCAGTCCATTGATTGGGCCATAGGGAGATGCACGGCGAACAACGGAGACCTGATCGTTGTCATGCCGGGACACGCGGAGAATGTGACCACTGCGGCAGCGATTACCTTCGATGTTGCCGGTGTGAAACTGATCGGCATCGGGGAAGGCGCGGCGCGGCCTACCCTGACCTTCAACAGCGCTGATAATTCGGCTTATGTGCTTGTCAGTGCGGCCAGCGTGGGAATTTTCAACATCCTCGGAGTGTGCGGGGATGATGGGCTGACCAAGGCTTTCTCTGTCACTGGAGCCGACTGCACCCTGGACATCACCTGGAGAGACCCGGCCAACGTGGAAGCGGCAAGGTGTATCCTGGGCGGGACCGGGGCCGACCGGATCAAGATTCGCCTGAAGTACGAGGGCGATGCCGCGACAGGGAATGCCTGCGTTGCCCCGATTCAGTTGAACGGGACCAATGAAGGCGACATCGAGGTGAACTTTTTTGGTATCGCAAGCACGGCGGTTGTGAATTTCATTACCACGGCCTGCACGGGAATTCGGGTGAAGGGTTTCTTCTACAACGAAGGGACCACGAACCTTACCAAGAACGTGGTTGACACGATTGGAACGAGCCAGTGGGCGGTGAACGGTTTTGACGGTTCTGCCGGATGCTGGTTCAGCGGCGGGGACAATCTGACCGTTGCCAAGGACGACCTTTCGGTAGTGGCATCTGATCTCGTAGTGGTTCAGTCGGACGTGAAGGTGGTCATCTCAGACCTTGCCAACATGGACACACAGATTTCCGATCTTGCCGATCACGTATCGGACCTGACAATTCTGGTTTCCGATCTCACGATTCAGGCATCGGATCTGACCACTGCGGTATCTGATTTTGCCCTTTTGACCTCCGACATTCAGAGCGACCTGACCGTGATCGAGACGAAGGCTACAACCATCGCTTCGGATCTCGTTGTCACGCAGTCGGACGTGAAGACCATCCAGAGCGATTTGGTCCTCATGGTTGCCACAATTTCCGATCTTGAGAGTGACCTGACAGTCATCGAAACGAGACTCTCAGACATCGGAAGCGACGTTCACGCAATCGAGACGGACACCATTGCAATCGCCTCTGACCTTGTGGTGGTCATGTCAGATGTGAAGGTCATTAATTCTGACCTGATCGTAACCAACGCAATCATCGACACGATTGCATCGGACTTGGTGTCAGTGAACGCCAGGGTTGTGGCCCTTGCTTCGGATCTTCTGGTTTTCACCGGGACCACATGGGCGGCTTTTGAAACGAGCCTTTCGGATTTCGTGGTCAAGTACACATCAGATAACCCGTGATCTTAAACGCTTAACAGGCTGAGGGGGGATGCAGTGCGTATTGCTCACTTCTGTAGATTTTCGCCTCATGCGGCGGGCATGTATGAAACCGTGAAGGATTTGATCTTTGCGGAACGCGCAGAGGGCATAGAGGCGGAATTCATAGATTGCGGAACGGACAACCTGGGGACCGTTAGAGAGGGGTTGGTTGACGGGGAACTGAAGACCTCCCCTCTCTCCTGGGCTTTGGAAAATGCGGATGTTGTTGTACGGCATACGTCCGTTCCCGATTCGGTCTATAAGGCAAAGCCGGTCATTCTGGCCCTACATGGAAGGCCGGAGAATTCCTTCAGGCTGGAGCAGTACGATATCTCCCCTGTGATTTCATCCGTCATGAAGGCCGCACGGAACGGGAGCCATGCGGCCTTCTTCACCTTCTGGCCGGAGTTCGTTTTCTACTGGAAATGGATTACCGGGAAGGAAGTTTACTGTGTGCCCGCTCCCGTGAGTTTCGGTGAGTACACCCCTGAAGGAAAGAAACACGACTTCGGGGAATTCAAGGCGGGGTTGAATCTCGTTTGCTGCGATATGTGGCGGGAAGACAACATCCCGTTCAACCTGATCTTCGCCGCTCAGTATTTCAAGGAGCGGTATCGGCCTGACGCAAGGCTTCATGTCTTTGGGGCGTCGAACGTCAAAAAGGGGAAGCAGTTCAAGTTTCTCGCTCCCCTTCAGAGGAAAGGGGTGGTCGGTCAGGTAAGCGGGGTGGTCGGCAATCTTGCGGATGTTTACCGGAGCGCAGATATTCTTCTGACCCCGAACGTCATTGCCACTCGGATTATACGGGAGTCCATGGCATCCGGGTTGCCCTGTGTGGCACCAATAGGATGCAGGTACACCGACTACACTGCGGAGCCAAGGGATTACAAGGCGTTTGCCCTTGCGATCAATCGTTGTTACGAAAGCATCACTCCTGAAAGCAAGGCTCAGTTGAGAGAGCGAGCCCTGAAGCTCTTTGATAATAAGACGGCGGCTTTGGCTATCAAGGCGCTGTGTGAAAAGGTACTCGGGAGCGCGAAAGAGCCGAAGTGGAACGACATGTCCATCACAAAGGCCGACTGGGATCTCCTGAAAGACTTTATCCAAGAGCACGGAATACGGAACGTGACGGAGTTCGGTGCCGGTATTTCGACGGAACTCTTCAGTCAATGCGGATGCAGGGTTGTCTCCTATGAGACCCATGAGGCATGGCTTGAGCAAATGAAGCGGAAGGTTCCAGGGGGAACTTTCAGGCTGTGGGAAGGACACGAAACGGTGTCTGTTTCGGGTGATATGGCTTTCATCGACGGACCTCATGGCGGGAAGAATCGGGAAGCGGCATATCGATCGGTCTTTGAAAGCAAGGTTCCGATTGTGGCTTGCCACGATGCGGGCCGACCGGAAGACTTGCAATGGATTGACAAGTATTTCAGGGGTTGGAAGGAACTTACCCGAAACGCTGACACGGTGATTCTGGAGCGGCCATGCTGAATTCCAAAACCGTCTTCATCCTTGCGCCACACCCTGACGATGCGGAAATAGGTTGCGGCGGCACGATTGCGCGGCTGGTGGAAAACGGCGCTTCTGTCTACTTTCTGGTCTTCGGGAAGGACGATGTTCGCAAGTCGGAATTGCTGTCATCCCTGAAAATCCTGGGCGTAAAACGAGCCTTCTGTTTCGATGTTCCCATAAGGGACTTCCCAAGATTCCGGCAGCAGATCCTTGACAAGATGATCGAGACAAGGGACCGCCTGAATCCTGACCTTGTGGTTCAGCCTTCCCTTGACGACATTCACCAGGACCATCAGGTGATAGCGATGGAAGGTCTGCGGGCGTTCAAGGGTAAAAACCTGATCGGGTATGAGGCATCCTGGAACAACCTTAATTTCGACGCTCAAATGTTCGTGCAGATAGAAGAGAGGCACCTTGAGAAGAAAATCGAGGCCATGCGGTGCTACGAGTCTCAGGCGGGGAAGCCCTACATGGATTCCGAATACGTCATGGGCCTTGCGCGGGTGCGTGGAGTACAGGCTGGAGTCAGGTATGCGGAACTGTTCAACGTGGTGAGGCAAATCGTAAAGTGAGGGGGGATTATGAACACGAAGGAGTATTTCAAGGGGCTCTTTGAAAAGCACAGGGTAAGCGTTGAAGCCCTGGGGTGGAATGAAAAGTCACAGGAACAGCGGTTTGAAGCCCTGACGAAAATCGGGAATCTAACCGACCGCAAGGTTTTGGATGTGGGCTGTGGGTTCGGGGATTTCTACGGCTATCTCAAACAGAGGGTACGCATTCTCCGATATGTAGGCGTTGATATGATGCCTGAGTTTGTCGAAGAGGCCATGATGCGCTACCCGGAAGCCTCGTTCTGCGTGGGCGACTTCATGAGCTGTTACCATGCCGGGTCCACCACATTTGACTATGTTTTCGCTTCCGGCATCTTCTCCCTGAAAAGAGACGACTGGCAGGAGAACGTCTTTCGGGTTGTCAACAAGATGTTCGACCTGTGCGGCATCGGCATAGGGGTGAACTTTCTGAGCATCTTCGGAAAGTGCGAGAATCCCGAAGCGGCCTATGTGCATCCTTCCGGCATGATGAGTATGCTTTCGCAGATCACGCGCAAGATGGTGGTTGACTGTTCCTATCGGGAAAACGACTTCACGGTTTTTCTATACAGGTGAGTCATGCGGGTAGCCATTCATCAGCCGAACTTCATGCCGTTTTTGGGGTTCTTCCACAAATGGCGAAACTGTGACCTGTTCGTTTTCTTGGATGACGCGCAGTTTGCCAAGAACCGCTTCATCAACCGCAACCGGATAAAGACGCCTCAAGGGGTGCAATGGCTGACCGTGCCGGTAGTACAGAAGGGCAAGGGGCGGCAGACCATCGAGGACGTGTCGATTGCGGAAGGGAACTGGCGGGACAAGATTCTTGGGGCTATCCAAAGAAGCTACGCCAGGGCGGTCTACTTCGACCCATGCTTTCAGTTCTTGTCTGAGATCATGAAACGGAAATGGACGCGGCTTTCCGAGATGAACATTGCCCTTCTGACTTGGCTGGCAATGGAGATGGACATCCGAACGCCTACCATAGAGGCATCCAGCCTAGAAGTGGGTGCAACATCGACAGAACGCCTTGTCAGGATATGCCAGGAAGTAGGGGCCGACGAGTACCTGTCCGGGCCGACCGGGAAGGCTTACATGGATGAGAGCCTTTTCGAAAAGGCCGGAATCAGGGTGGTCTATTCGGACTTCAGGCATCCAGTCTATCCGCAGCTATGGGGGGATTTTGTGCCGAACCTTTCGGCCATTGATTACCTGTTCAACGTAGGAGGGGGAGATTATGAAACTCTGTCTGGTCTACAGTCTCAATGACAACAAGTTGCATCCGAAGGCATATACCTCGATTTTCAAGGATGAATTCGAAGCCCTGAAAGCCCGGTTTGAGGAAGTCCAACTCGTAACCGAGAACTGTTCCGCAGAGGACATCGACGCGGACCTGATTTTCTTTTTCGACCCGCACGCTTCCCATCACGTCACGATAGACGGGCTGGCGAAGCATCGGGCCGTCAAGATGGAACTGTGGAACGATGTCCACCAGGAGGAAGTCCACGGGCGGTTTGAGCGAACGGGGGTGGAGGTTCACAAGCTCGGCCAGGAACAACGGGCAATCCGCACAAAAGAGCGCGGAATAGACTACATCATTACCGCGACGAAGTACCTGTTCTTTGAGCTTTTCGAGCACCGGTTTGACAACATCGAGAAGATGACCTTGTATCATCCTCACGCGCCGAAGATGCCGGAAACCGTTCCCTCTCTTACCCAAAGGGAAGCGGCAGTTGTGGGGAACGGGGCGTATGCCCCCGATTCTTACAGGGGGTCTTACGACTTTCGGGGATGGGGATTCAGGCAACCTTACATCAAGTATGTGCCCCATGTTTTAGCAGGAAAAGGCGCTGCTCCATGCGGAGAGGAATACATCAAGTGGCTTTCGGGTTATGCCGGGGCCTTCACGGGTGCCCTGTGTCCAGTCCCGAAATACTCGGAGATTCATGCTGCCGGGTGCGTGGCCTTTCTGCAATACCAGAAGGAATGGGAAGAAGCCGGGTTCAAGGACCATGAAGCCTGTATCTATGTGAGGAAGGCGAACCTGGAAGCAGAGGTGAAGGCTTTCCTGAATGAACCCGCGTTCTATCAAGACATGGCTGACCGGGGCCTGGAAGTCATTGCTAGGTATTCGGCAGAGCGGTTTGCGGATTTCGTGTATCGGAAGGTGGAGAAGAGATTTCCGAAACCTGTAATAGAGATCACCAAGGACAACAAAACGATTGTTCATCGTCCTAGGTGTATATCTCCGAATAGAACGAACGTCTTCATCCTGAATTCCGGCCGCTGCGGGTCCACGACATTCATCGAAGCCTGCAAGCACATAACGAACTATACGGCAGGGCACGAAACGAGATCGGGGCTTGTGGGGCCGGAAAGACTAAATTACCCCTTGGGCCATATCGAGGCCGACAACAGGCTTTCTTGGTTCTTGGGGAGGCTGGATAGGAAATACGGCGATGATGCCCTTTACGTCCACCTGAGACGCGATCCTGAGACAACGGCCCAGAGTTTCACCAAACGGATGGGCCAGGGGATCATCGGCGCATATCGCAACACAATTCTGATGGGCGGGAAGAGGCCGGGCGACCTGGAGGTATGCTGGGACTATATCGACACGGTAGATGCCAACATTGCCCTTTTTCTGAAGGGCAAAGCCCATGCGAAAGACTTTGATCTTGAAAATGCGAAGGAAGACTTCGTGTCTTTCTGGAATTGGATCGGGGCAGAAGGAGACCTTGAAGCGGCGTTGAGGGAGTTCGACACGAAGCACAACCAAAGCGAACAATAGACAGTAAAAAGGATATATCAAGCCATGGGGATGAACATAAGAAACAGTCCTATTGAATGGAATCCTCTTAGAAAAAGGTACGAATTTGAAGGCACAACCGATGTGAATGGAAAACCCCTCTGCTGGATGATAGGGAATCAGATCACATCTGCGACCGTTTTGAATGAGGTAGGCGATACGCCCGGAATAGGGTCAAAGTATTTTTCATCTGGAGGAAAGGAATATATCAAGACAGCCGATAACGGGATTTCCAGCGATTGGGAGCTTGTCAGTCATTCCAATGGGATTCTTGGAGATGGCTCGCTTGGTACGGTCCTAAGATGTTCTCGCATAGCCGTAAATGACGGTACGGGTGCCAATACAATAGAATGCCGCTTATATAACGTTTGGAACGGGGACAGCACTGAAAACGTTGATAACATCGCAAAAGACAATGTTTATTATGGTGGATTCAGCCTCAACGCTCCAGGGGAAGTTTTGAGTATATCTCCGACCATTTTAAGCGGGAATCCCATTTTCGGGATTGGCTGGATAACAATGAACGATACCAGTGATCTGGGGCTTTCATGCGGCATTGGGATTTCTACTGGTGGTGGGGGGGAGAAATACCTGACAATAGAGATACCGACCTTTACTGGAGGTTTGTCATTCTACGATATAAGCGCACTGGCTGATCTTGGATCTTTTCAGATAAAAATCCTCTACATCACGGATGCTTGATAAAGCGTGGGATAGGCTGCTAAAGCCGAAACGGGCCTGGACCCCCTCCCCGGCCCTTCCCACCGTAAATCTTAGCTGCCTGTAGGCGGCTTTTTTATTTGGAGGTAATGACAATGGCAGGAATGATGAATTTGAGATTCAGTCCTTTGGAATGGGATGTCGGCCTGAAAGCCCTGGAAACAGGACAGGTCGATGCAACAGGCAAGCCCGTATACTTCTTCTTCGGCACCAAAAGCACCAGGGACACCGTGAGGGCCGAAACAACCACAAAGCCGGGGGTAGGGTCGGTCTACTTCGGGCGCGGGGAAGTCTATACCAAAGTGGCCGACAACAACGCAACGGAAGACTGGGAAGTCTTCGCTCATTCTGCGGCGGATGCAGGATAACCAAATAAAGGAGGGGAAAATATGGCATCGAGAAACAGACTCATCAACGGTCCCGTAGGAGAAGCTGAGTTCCACGTGAAACCCTTTGCCAGCGTGCTTTACAGGGCTGGAGGCAGCGACCTGTTCACCGATCGGGAAAAATACGAAGAGGCGCTGAAATCCGGGGAGTGGTTCAACTCTCCTGCAAAAGTGCCGAAGGTGGAACCCCCGAAGGAAGAAGACCCCGAGAAGCACGAATGCTGCCCCTACTGGATCGACGGGAACTGTACCCTTCAGGGTGAACCGGAAACCGAGAAGGAACCGGAAAAGGAGATGACGGCTGAAGAGTTGGCCGAAACTCTCCGCAAGCCTGAGACTCCCATTGATCCCACGAAGATCACCCGGCAGTTGGAAATCAGGAACCTTGCCGAACTCAGGGCGACCGGAATGCCTCTTGGTTTGGACTTCCCCAAAGACTGGACCCGGAAACAAATGATTCTGGCAATTCGCGCCAAAAGGCAAGAACTCAAAGCACAGGGATAAATCATGACCACCACAAGGGAACTGATAACGGATGCCGTAATTGGTCTCGGGAAGTTCGACCCGGAAGAAACCCCTGCCGCTCATTACATGCAGCACGGGTTGAGGGCGCTGAACAGGATGGTCAAATCGTGGGCTACCGAAAACCTCATGATCCCCTACACGACTTCTGAGAGTTTTGCGCTTGCCGGGGGAACGGCATCCTACACGATGGGAACAGGGGGAACGGCATCGAGCGCACGGGCGAAGAGAATCCTGAACGCCTACTATCGGGACAGTAATTCCCTTGACCATCCCGTGGGAATTCTGAATCAGCGGCAGTACAACGCCATTACCCAGTG